CTCTGGTTGCGTATATGGTTCGTAATGTTCTGTATAGAATATAGTAAGTTTGTCTTTGAGTTCAATCGTTTCTTTCTTGGGTGGTTTTCCTTGATTGGTATGGTTTTCTCCACAAACAACTTTCATAACATTCAAAATCTATATCTTATCAATATCGTGTAATATATGATTATTTGTTTCGTAATGATGAAGCATATACAATTTTAGAAATTGTAAAGTATGAATAACGATTTTATGTGCCTTGATAACAACCTCGTTAATTTTGGTTGTGTTGATTTCAGTGTGTTTCAGTATGCTTTTCAGCGAAGTTTTTGTGGATTTGAAAAACTCAGGCGGTTTTTCTTTTTGAGTTTCCATCCTATACATTAGATAAAGAAAATAATTCTAAGTCTTTTTTACAAAATAATACTTATTCCTAAATGTTTTCATTATTAGATTTTTCTTCTATTTCTTTTGTATTTTTTTCTTTTCTTTTCAAATATGATTGTTTATTATATTCCTTTTTTTGTTCTGGTGTAGGTTTATAATTTTTATCTTCATTATATTTTTTAACCCGTTCTTTGATAACCTCTTTATTCTTTTCGTAATACACTTTTCTGCTCACTGGTGCTGTGTATTTTTTGAGATGTTCTTTGGTTACTTGTAATTCTTCTTCTAATTTAGAATTCCTTTCTGCTAATTCCTTTATTATTTCATCTTTATCCATTATGATACTATATATAATAAAAAATATTTATATAATTTTCATTATATTTATTTAGACAATTGTCCCATTTTAAATGTCCAAAGGTATATAATCAAAATTTAATATATTTATTTTTATTATAATGAATAATGGCGCTTATACCAATCCAGGATCTACCTATCCTACTACTACTTTAGGGACTCCAACTCTAACTCCAACAACAACTTCTTCTTTTTTTAGTCAAACATCTATTATGACATGGATTATTATCATACTTATTTTATCCATATTAGGATTCAATGTATTCTTTTATTTAGCAAAAGGGACACAAACATTTTCGGATATTTTTGGACCTATTATTAAATATATAACTGGATTATTTGCGTCTACTACTGCTCTTATTACAAAACAAGTTGTAACTGGATCTGCCATAGGAACGAAAGCGGGTGTAGATATTGCTGCGGGCACAGTTACGGGTGGAATAGATGAAACCACACGTCTAGTAAAAGGCGCAAATGCATCCAAGTCAACTGTAACAAATCAACCCGTTCTAAAGAGAAACGAATCTTCTGAGAATCAAGAAGACACGCTACATAACGCTTTAAATCAGTCGCCAAAAGACAACGTGCCATATGAGGCCGATGAAGCAACAAGTAGTATTCAAGCGAGCAAATCATCTGGCAAATCAGGATGGTGTTATATAGGAGAAGATAGAGGATTTCGAAGTTGTATACAAGTAGGTGAAAATGATAAGTGTATGTCTGGGGATATTTTCCCGACCCAGGAAATTTGTGTAAATCCGAACTTAAGGAAATAATTCAAAAGATGTTATTTTAAGAATAAAAATTCTTTAGGAGTTTTTGAGAAAAACACGATCGTTTGGAGGAAAACACAATCGTTTGGAGAAACACGTGGAGGGAAAGCCGAAGTTTTCTGAATATATTCCGTAGAATTTAGTCGAAGGAATATGGATCGAATCGTAGAAGATAGTGGAGTGATCCGAAGCCGAAGGCGCCAGAACTCCGGAAGCGTTAGCTGAAGGGGTTTAGATGAATTATAATCTATCCCTCTCTCTCTGGCTCCAAAATAATTAAAATATAACGAGTATATTTTTATCTATAATCAATATTTTTGAAAAAAATATTATATTTTAGTATATTATAAAATGCCTGTTCAGTCTGACATTTCTGGTGCTTACGGAGGTGCAAACTTTGCTCCTCTTTCTAACGACTCTAGTATTTTTTCTGCTGTTCGTCTTGACCTAGGAGAACTCAATTATGCGTTTGACGCTACTGCCGCTGATTTGCCCACTTGGCAACCCGCATTCGATGACCATGACACAATGGTTCAAATTAAAGTCGGAAAACGTGCTATGACTGATATATTTTTGATTGCTAATAATTATCAATATGGAACTGCTCCCAGTAGTTTGAGATGGGATGACGCCGCCAATGTTAAGCTATTATTCGGAACCACTGAAACTGGTATTGATGCTGGTGCTAATGTCAATAACGTGACTCATTTGACAAAGGTTTTTGGACAACCTGAAACTGGTGCATGGCTCTATTCTAATACTTTGGGTCGTACTGTCAACCCTGGGTCTGAAGTTATTTCCGGCGAATTTATGGCATACTTATCTAATGTTATTTTGGGAGATGCCGCAAAAACAGATCAATTCAGAAATACTGCTGCTGTTACTGGTGGTATAGACTCCGCTATTCGTGCGAGAATGAATAAATCTGGTGAATCAGCCTCTTTAGCGAAAACAAATATCATGCAAAGTGTTTACTCTGGATTGGTCGCAAATGAAATTTTATTGGTGAAAGACAGAGTTATCGCAGCAATTGATAGTGCTTCGTTGTATGATGCTAGTGGTACTGAATTGAGTGCGTTCGAAGCGAAAGCCGCCGCAGTTACCTCTATTGGCACCCCAGTTTCTACCCCTATTATATGGGCCGTTCCTTCTCTAACAGCGGACGCGTCAATTGCATCATTTGACTATGATAACTCAAGCGCATCAGCTCTTGCACAACTTCGTGTGAAAGCTTTAGTTACCGCTATAGTTGCTGGAACTGATATGGTTGGTGTGGGTGATATGACAACCGCCCAAAAAGTGAAAGCCTATATTACCAAATGTTATTATGCTGAAGCAGCCGTTGCGTCGCATAGATATGAAACTTATGAGAAAGCATTCAGAGATTTGGTCAATGTTCAAACACGAACTTTGGCAATCATTAATAAGAATACTGATATTTATGTGTCAAAACCCGCTGCAGTTCTTAATCTTCAAAACGACTCTTCCAGTAACGTGTTAGTCAAACAAATATTATCTCGACTTTCTACTGATGTTAGTAACGTTGCTATTAACGTTGCTAGTATGTCTACAGTAAAACAACTCAACGACCAAGTCTATAGTATGTGTCGTCAAGCCGTATATCAAAATACTGCAGGAATACTTCAATGTCTACATGCTGCTGCTTCTACATATGTTACTGCAGTTAATACTGCTTTAATAAATGACACTCATTACGATTTAGGAACATATGACATATTACAAGATGGTACTACGAATAATTGTAAGATTAGAAAAATGACCACAACAAATACTGCTGGTACCCTTCCTACTGCTATAACGCTCCCAGTGACTCTTGCCGCATACGCCTCATCAGCTAATGTGGCTTTTGCCTCACCTGTCTTTACTACCGATTTTTACTTCACTGATATCCATTATTTGTTACACTCTAAATTATACGCTCTAGCTCCTGAACGTTACGTCACAGTGTTTGATAACATTTATGATGAGAATTTTATTACTAATGGTGGTAGTCAGCCATCCAGATGGAATATTCGCGGTCTTCCCTTTTTCCCCGGTGATACCATCAGTTACTTGATCACTGTATCTCCTGCTCTTGCTCAAAATTATGCCGTAGCAACTCCTAAGGTTAGAAAGTACAAGGTTCAACTCCTCGTTGCGTAATCATTTGATACGATCAACTAAATAAAAAATAAGAAAATATTATGAACTCCTTCGACTATAGAGCGAACCGTAGCCTTAAGTTGAACTAAATTTAATATAATTTAATAAAAATATATTAAATGTCAATGAAGAATCCTTCGACAGTCATATCCGGAGTTCCCTCGCTCCAAACTCTATATAAATGTATGCGATGGATTTTTTAAATAATCCAAAATTTCACCCATTTTTATTGGATCATATCCATCTCCATTTTGTGGGACACCAAATCGTTCGTTGTATATCAAATATTCTGGTGGAATATCAAGTTCTAAAGAAATAATTTCAATTGTATCAATAATAGATATAGATCGCGTACTTAAATATTCACGTAATTTGACAGAATCGTGTAAAATAGAATATAATTCATCCACTTTATTCTTAGTAGTTGTTATTTCAGATTGTAATGATATATTAGTAATAGATTGACTTGAAGACTTGTATAATAATTGTACCGTTTTTGATACAAACTCAATAATCGTTGTTTTATTTACCATATTTTTATATTTTTTAGACAAATCATAAAGTCGTGTTGAAATATCTCCATAATATACTGGTGTAAATATTGCGTTAAGTTCAACATATTTATGATCTAAAAAGAGGGATAGAAGATGTTTAATCTCATCTACTAATGAAATAATATCCTTATCGAATGTGTCAGTTATATCAGTTATACCAATTTCTTCACTAATTATAGGAGTTAAATCATCATATGTATCACTTGGTATAGGAAATGTGCTGTTTGCACCGGCAAGATATGTTCGTCTAGTTTTTGGATAATATGTCGGCAAACTATCATCATAACAAAAATAAACAATTGGTCCAGGAACATCTGACGCAGAACTAGGATTACATTGTCTTGATATAATTTTGACTTGAACTTCGCCAGTACACGTGTTCTCAAAAGTATTGCATACAAGTGTGCCTCCATCAGGAATAATGATATTAGGAATGACTATGGGAATAGTAGGTGGTGGTAATAAAACTGACGTTGGAGATGCACCCCCTGTTACGCTATCAATAGGAGGTAATGGTGGTGGTAAAATTGGTATTTTTTTTACTGCGTCAATTCCTCCTCCTCCTAGACCATTACTAGAAATAGGAGGAGGTATAAAACTAACTTCCTTTTTAGGTGGAATAAGGGGGCATCGTGTAATTGGCGCAATTGTAGGTGTCCCATCCGCAGTAATACTTGAATAATTTACACGCTGTAACATATTTGTGTTTGGATTCGTATATGTTTCGGTTTGAGACGCCCACGTAGTAGTTCTATTTGTCCAATTACCGCGCGCTATTTGTGCATATTTTTGTTTTTTTGTTATATTAGAGCTATTTTTCTTATATTGTAAAATATTGCCTTTTTGTAAAACAGCTAGTTCGTATCCAAGAGAACCAACAGAAATATATCTTTGTAACATTGGGACATATATCATATCATTTGGATCGAGTCCTTCTCCTGCATATACACACGTATTTTCGAACCGACTCCATAATCTTGTAGGATTCGGATTATAATTGGGTCCTAAACAGGACATTTCGATGCTTTATATGTATTATGCACATGTAAAATAATTATAATTTATCATTTATAATTATTTTTTACTATTTTATTTTTTACTATTTTACAATTTTATTTTTTACAATTTTATTTTTTACTATTTACTATTTTTTACAAAATTATTTAGGGTTAAATTGGTCACCCGATCCATAGAAAAACCATCTTAATGACAAATAATCCGGATTTTTCATACCTATTGCGCTATTTATAGAAGTTTTTGTATTGGGTCCAGATTTGACTAAATTATGTATCGCAGCTGTTCCTAAAGCATAATCAAAATACCACAAATTGGAAATATATCCAGAAAACCCACCATTCATTGCGACAAAAATATCACCGTAATTCTGTTTTGGAACGCTTAATAATTGCATACTTTTGGTAACAATTCCATTTACATAAACATCCAAATTGGTATTTCGGCATCGAATAATTATATTAATCCATTTATGTAACGGTATATTGGGAATAGTAACCTCTTCATTAATATTGTCATATGTATTCATAATAAGAGTCAATTCATTCGTCTTTGGACTAATATATAGACCAGGTGCGTTGTTTGGAAAGTTAAGTCCAGTCGCCGGATCTTGCTCGGCATTTCCCTTGTGAAAAATGTGTTGATACATGTTCACATTATTTGTTTTAATATCATTTATAAATAGCCACACAGACCATGTGAATTCTATACCAGATGGACCATTTTCAGAACGATTGATTGGCATTGATCCTTTCTTAGATGGGTTTTGTGGAAAACTAAGTTGTTGTCCGGCTTCTACCATACCATTAATTATATAAGTCGAGTTAGACGGAGATAACATCCACGTTAATATCCCTATCGAAAATTGAAGCACAACGATGAATAGTAAAACAACTAATAATAAAAAAGAAACACGAGCGATTAAACTGCTAGAGTTCATAAAATCTTTTATACCGCTTCCTCTTCCTTGTGAAATTGCATTATTATCCATATTATATATTATATATAAATATATATAATATAATATAATATTTATCAAAAAAAATGTGGAATAATTATTTATTTACAGTGTAAAACTACTTTTCTCATTACCATTTTCAGTTAATGCGACTTTCACTTTATATTTTAATAAACCTGATCCTGCGCCATATCCTTTTCTATAAATATTCCACGCGGATTGTGGGTCCGTTGATGTGGGGAAATATTGAAAACTAGAAGTCCATCCAGAAAATCCTCCGTTAGGTGTTATAAAAACATCCGCAGATGTATTGATTTTCGCAATGCCTGGCATAACACACGTTTTTACCAATTTTCCATCTAAATAAACATCTAATGTTCGCCCATAGGTGCTTATTAATAAGTTTACCCATTTTTGAATAGGAACATTGGAAACATTACAGTTATGCGTGATTGAATTATCCGACTCTTTTGTGTCATCCGTTGTTAATTCCGAGCTATTTGCCGGGGGGAACACAGATAGCGCAATATTTACATTGTTTTGAATTGTTCCTAAAGTAACTAAAGGACACGGACGTTTTCCAGATATTTTGGTTTGTGCCGAACTTCCTTGAGCTGGTGCTGGAGTTGAATCCATTCTGCCAAATAATACTTTTTCTTCACCGTATCTGTAATTCCAGTCACTTATGTAAAACCATATAGAATACGAAAAATTAGATGAATTTAATTCTCCGGATTTTGCTAAAACCGCTGATGATATTTGTTGAAGGGTTGTTCCTGAATTCATAAGTGATAATGTTGGTGGTCCCGAAGTCATATAACTGACAATAACGTATAATAAAACAATGATTAAAATAATGACCAGAACACTTTTTATTTCCATATAGTATAATATAATATAATATAATATAAAATTTCAAATATTTTTAAAATTTTATTAAAATTATCATTTTATTGGCTGTCACGCTCCAAACGTCTACAGACCCAGAATACGGAATGTTATTGAAGCATCGCTTATCCATTATAAATATCACCATTATTCGTAAAGTACCATTTGGGTGATAAATAATCAGAAAGTATATTTTTGGAACTATATGGGTCATAAAGATTTTTCGTTATTACATCTTTTGTTTGTTCAACCGTTTTACCAACCTTCTTTGTTATTTGATCCATTTTTTGGACTATTATTTCTTTGTTCACATCCTCAATATTTTCTGTAGGAATATGTTTTATGATAGTATCTTTTGAATCTTTGGAAATAGGTGGATTTTTATCTTTTACAAAATGATACAAATAATATATTTGATTTGTGGTTAATGAATGATTGAAATAATTAACATTACAAATTTTACCCTCTACTCCATTTATTGCGCCAACCGTTAATGTATCATATTCCATTTTTGGAATAACCTCAATGACCGATTTAATGAGTTGGCCATTCAAAAATATATCTAATGTTCCGCCATTATAATTAATGATTATATGATTCCATCTTTGCAATAAAATATTGGACTGTTTATGAATGATAATATTACCATTTTCATCTAATTTTTGGGGGGTACTTAAACGACTTACACTTCCTATTGCGTCTTGTCCGGTATTTTTCATTGTTATCATCAACATATTTTTGGTTGAATTGTATAAAATATTCGGTTTGTCACCGTAATTCATTATAGATACATATTTATCCGACGCCGATGTTATTGCGTCAATATATGTCCAAAATGATATTGCATAGTTGTAATTAAATTCAGTCGATTTATTTAATGATTGATATGAACCAATAATATTTTCACTATTTAATGGTATCGGTTGATTTAATAATAATTTACCCCCTTGCTTTGCAAAAGAATTAGTAAAATATGGAATGGAAAAATAAACAAGGTACAATAAAATAATGATAAATAATAGAATATAATAGGTGTAAGGTGTATTTCCATAATCAAACCCGGACATTGTAACAACACCGTCAATTATATTGACCAACATACACGGAATATATAAAACCGTGCTTATAAGTAATCTAAACAACGCACTGTTTTTATACAATGATGTTACAGTTACCAATTTAAATATAAGACTTAAAATGAATACTATAATGAGTAGATTTAAAATCAGTGCAACAATATTGGATGTAGTTGACAAATCTTTTGTAATATTGACTATCCATCCAATTAATAATCCGGAAAGAAGCAAGCCAAATAATAAAGCAAATATTCTTCTACCTATACCGTTAATATTAGATAAATCCATGTTGACAGACGATATTGACCCAGGAGGAACAGTTTCTTGAGAAAACAGAGATACTACAGTGAAAAATATCCATAAAGAAAAAATAATGATTGCCATCATAATAATAAATCCCGAAGTGCCTGTGTTATCTTTTAAAAACCCACCAGGAAAATTGAGAATACCTATAGTTAATAATATTAAAAACACTACAAAAGACGTATGGCTAATGATTCCACCCCACGTAAACCCTTTGAAAAAACTGGTCGAATCTGTTGTGGACACAGATGTGGATGGGAATGTCATAATTGTGATGACATATAATAGTCCAAAAATAGCTAATAATATGGTAATTAATAGTGATGGCCCGAAATAATGTTTCACATATCCTCCTGGATCAATTGTATAAAATAGTAACATAAATACGATTAATAAAAAATAGGTAATTGTATAATTAATTCGTTCAAAACTTATATCTGGCAAACCATATGATGTTGTATTTATAGACAAATAGAATAAAATGATACCAATCAACAATGTTATAGGGGATAATACACTTGCGTATTTTGTTATAAACTCAGTGCTTAATGATCTGAAAAAAATAATTAATCCGATACAATATATTATGATAATAAATGTAAATTTTAGATTTATAAAAATTTTAAAAACATCTTTATAGCTAGGAACAAAAACAAGAATAATGGCGAGTATTGCGAATATAATAGTCACAATTATAGTTCCGGTAGTAATATTTTTTTCTAGATCTTTTCCTCCAGTGATTGCTGTAGTTGGAGCGGAATGGGGAAATAATAATGCAAGTGTAATCACACATAGAATAGTTATAAATATACCAAATGTACCATATATGATTGGAGTGTTTAAATCTTTCATAAATAATGGTGAATTTAATTCTCCAGTAGATTTTTTTATTGGTATTGGTGTTGACATAAATTATGTTGCTACTATTATTATTATATAATAAATATATAATAATAAATATTTCCAATTCCAATTTCCAAATTCCAATTTCCATTTTTAATCACATATTTTCCATCGCGGTTTTTCGTCCGTGACAGTCTCGACATAAAGCTACTAAATTTTCTACATTATTCCCACCACCATATTCAAGTCGTTTTATATGATCTACTTCAAACCACGCGGTTAATTGTGATTTACAATCTTTACATTTCCAATCTTGAATTGATGCTACATATTTTTTTTTTGTTTCACTGACAGAGCGTTTTGTTCCCTTTCCACCCGATTGCAGTATTCGTTTTTCATAATTGTTTGTTGCTTGTTGCTGTTGAATCGGGTTATCTACTTCATTGTCATTTAATTCACCTAAAAAATTATTACTTTCGTTATTTCCTAAAGTTGTAAAATCTAATATTGGTGATATCATACTCATAGATGATTTGTCAATTGGCATATATTTTATCATATTATTAGCGTGCAGTAGAATATTTTTAGATCTAACAGGATTTTTTTTCATCATTAAATAAATGGCGAATCCGACTAGTGCAAAAAAAGCCATTTGGAAATATTTTTTATTTTTCACAAATATTTTTGTATATTTACCGTCATAATAAGTATTAAATATGAAAAATCCGGTGACTACAATAAAAAATAATTCGATTTTCATTTATGATGATATTATATTATATAATTATAATAATAAAATATTTGTTTATTTATGGGCGGACATGACATTTTAGAAACTTGATAATGATTTTGTGCTTCTTTTCCTTGTACCTGTCGATGACTTTTTGTTACTGATTGTTTTTTTTGTCTTATTCGATGAAACCTTTGTCTTACTCGATGAAATCTTTGTCTTACTCGATGAAATCTTTGTCTTACTCGATGAAATCTTTGCCCCACTAGATGAAATCTTTGCCCCACTAGATGAAATCTTTGTCTTCTTAGATATAGATGATTGCGACTCACTTTTAGGTAAAAAATGAACATTCGTTTGTTTTGCCGCACGTAAAAACAATGGATTTAATTCTTTCAAGTGTTCAACTAATTTATTTATTTCAATTGGTTCTGTGCTAGATTCTATACAAAATAATATTATATTTTTTATTTTGTCTATAATCTTTATTTCTGGCTCAGACAATTCATCAAAATGATCATATAATTTTTCTAAAATAGGTAGATATGTCATTATAAATCCCCACACATCTATATTTTTAACAAAAACGGATGAAAAATATTCCATTGAATCGAATTTGTTATTTTTGGTAAATTTGAATAATATTTCTGTAATATATTCAAAAATGAAATAAAAAGTATAATCAAATTCAATAAGATCATCCTTGAATTTATTTTCCAAATTAACAAGACTTTTTTCGAATAAATCCTTAAATATCCCATTTAATGTTTTAAAATGACCTGGCCCTCTATCATCAATCCAAAAAACGACATAATTTACCACAAATGATCGAAGTAAAAAATAACTGGGATTAGGATTTTTCTTTAAAAATTCAGAATACATTTTTGGAAATGTATCATTGAATAATATGTTTGAAAAGGGAACATTATATTGAAATGGCCTGTCTGTCAACGGCTCTGGTACCTTTTTTTCAGCGTTAAATGTGGTTGATAGTCCCCAGTCTATTAATCGTGTCATTAATTCACCGGTTTTTTCTTCTTTGACTAAAATATTCGCCTCTTTGATATCGCAATGGAGAACACCTGTATTATTCATTGGAATAATACCATTTACAAGAAGGTTGATAAGGGAATTGTTAAGTGTTACCATTTTACCAAAATCTAACTTTACACTTTCAATGTAATTTCCCACATCGACGCCTCCATACGGCATATTTAACGCGGACAATTTATCCAATGAAGAATTTACATTTTTTTCAGTCAGATCTATTTTTTTTAAGGCGGAACATTTTTTATTGAAATTTTCTAAATCTTCTTTATTTAATGTATCTGGGTCGCAAGTCGAAAACCCGTCTATTAAAAAATAATTGGAATAGTTTGGAATCCCATCCAACAATTTTTTAAATTTCATAATAGTGTCGTATTCTCTCTTTGTGTGCTTTTTTTTCATTAATTTTGTAATACTATCTTCTTGACGTTTATCTTTATTTTTACATTTCAATGCGGGATTAAATATACATCCGAATCCACCGGACGCAATTACTTTTCCCCCTTTTTTTGGTTGATTCATATTTATATTATATTATTATTATATTTTTTTGGATTTTTTATGTTTTGTGTTTTTTATTATTGTCTATACAAATACGAAATCAATATGACAAAACAGATAATAATGACTAGATATATCATTTTGCTTCGCAATTTATAATATTCTTTGTATTTTATCTCTTTTGGTTTATATTCTTCGTAATACTTCTCATAAAATTGTGCCAATGTAATTTTGGGTTTTTCTAACCGTTCATTTATTTTATTGTGTATAAAGTGGGTCCATCTAATAAAACTGTCTCTCGTATCAAGATAAGGACTCACCGGATATTCATCTAGTAATTTTTCGAAATTAGTTGCAATAGATTCAATTGGTATAAACAGGGGAAGATTCTGAATAAAATCATAATATTTTTTTTTTGTTACTGCGTTTGGACGTAACGGATATGAAATTGCAATTGTATGTATCATGAACCAATAATGTGGACCCCAGACCTTTGCATCTAATACCATTAAACTTAATAATTATTAAAAGATTTCTATCTAAACATAAAATATAATATTTATATATCGACAATCAATAAAACAAAAAAGTATGAATAATAAACATAATAGTATTTGTAATAATTGCAGTAAATCAGGTCATCAATTTCATCAATGTAAACTTCCTATTACCAGTTATGGTGTGATTCTTTTTAGACATAGTCCCGAAGGGCTACAATTTCTTATGATACGGCGTAAAGACTCATTCGACTACATAGATTTTATTCGTGGAAAATATGCGTGTCATAATATAGAGCAACTACAAAAAATAATTGATGAAATATCTGTACCTGAAAAGGAACGTCTTTTGAATACAAGTTCATTTGAAGAGTTGTGGAAATTATTGTGGGGTGAGAGTAATTGTGTTCAATATAGGGGTGAAGAATTGTCCTCATCTAAAAAATTTGAATTATTAAAAAATGGAATAATGATTAATAATGAATTTATCACATTAGAATCATTAATTAAAAATAGTACTACCAAATGGCCTGAGACACAATGGGAAATACCAAAGGGTAGAAAGAATTTTCAAGAAAAGGATTTAGAATGTGCGCTCAGGGAGTTTGAGGAGGAAACCGGTTATTCGAGTAAATATGTCAATATAATTGAAAATATATTACCATTTGAAGAATTATTTATTGGATCAAATTATAAATCATATAAACATAAATATTATTTGGGTTATATGAGCGAAACCATAGATATATTACAAAATTACCAAAAGTCGGAGGTTAGCAAAATTGAATGGAAAACCGTAGATAAATGTTTAGAATCTATTAGACCATACAATTTAGAAAAAAGGAATTTAATAACAAATATTAATAAAATTTTACAAGAATATAGAATATATTCATAATATAGATTATATCCATAATATATAATATATAAAATATGTCAACAACGAAAGAGAAAGATAATAATAACAATAATAATAATGATAATGATAATCCACCAATCTCAATAAAAATAAAACCAAAAACCCCGAAAAGAAAACTAGTATTGGTAGAAGACAAGAATTTAAAAACAGAGTATGACACCAACAATTGTGGCGCACCTGAAAACGCATACGATAAAACGTGTAATAAATTTTTATTGAAAAAAGAATTGGTTGAAAGGAAGCAATTAAATACTGAATCAGGTGGGGAACAAGATTATTTATACCCCAATTTGAATGACACAAATTTTATAGTAAAAATCGCAGAGAAGAAGGAATTTAACGATTCAAAATATGATGGGGAAATTCATAATATTAAAGAACATTCTGATATATTAAGCAACGCTGACTATGAATTAGCTCCACATCAAATGTTTGTTCGAAATTTTCTCTCATTTCAAACTCCTTATAACAGTTTATTATTGTACCACGGGTTAGGAACGGGTAAAACGTGTAGCGCAATTGGGGTTTGTGAAGAACAACGAGATTATTTAAAACAGATGGGTATACCCAAACGTATTATTATTGTGGCATCCCCCAACGTTCAAGATAATTTTAGATTACAATTATTTGATGAGAGAAAATTAAAATTAGTCGATGGATTATGGAATATACGCGCGTGTACTGGGAATAAATTGCTTAACGAAATTAATCCAATGAATATGAAGGGGGTAACACGAGAGAAAATCATTAGTCAAATTAAAAGTCTGATAAGCAATTCTTATTTGTTTTTAGGGTATATCGAATTTGCAAATTATATAGAAAAAATAGAACACGTAAAGAGTGAATATAAGAATGATAAGGAAAGGGATATTAAACAAATACGTAATTTAAAATATGAATTTGATAATCGATTAATTGTCATTGACGAGGTTCATAATATTAGAATTGCGGATGATAATGAGAATAAAAAGGTTGCTGAACGTTTATTGAAATTGGTTAAAGCAGCCGACAATCTTAGATTGCTTTTATTATCTGCTACACCAATGTATAACAGTTATAAGGAAATTATATGGTTATTAAATTTAATGAATATAAATGATAGACGTGCCACTGTAGAAATTAAGGATATTTTTGACAAAGACGGAAATTTTAAAAAGGGAAAGGAAGATGGTAAAGAGTTGCTGATACGGAAAGCGACAGGATATATTTCATTTGTTCGTGGGGAAAATCCATATACATTTCCATTTAGAGTATATCCTTCTCTATTTTCGAAAGAAAATACGCTTGAGAATACGGCTATCAAATATCCAGGATATCAGATGAATGGTAAGAAAATTAATAGTGAAGATATAATTAATATACTTAAATCGAACATATTTTTAACAAATATTGGATCGTATCAATCCAAAGGATATCAGCTTATTATAGATAGTTTAAGGAAAAAGAATTTTTCAACATCGACTGCGAAAGGTGTTGTGAGAGATATGCCCAATTTTGAAAATATGGAGTCTTTTGGATATACATTATTACAAGTACCACTGGAAGCATTAAATATTGTGTACCCGATTCAAGGGTTGGAAGAAATAGTAGCTGATATTGAACCCATTTCTCTTGCTGTTGTTGAAGAACCAGAATTAGTAGAAGAAGAACCAGCATTAGTAGAAGAACCAGCATCATTATTAGTAGAAGAACCGGGGCTACTATTAGCAAAAACACCAAAGACAAGAGCAACACCAAAACCAAGGGCGAAAAAAACGAAACTTATAATAGAACCCACAGAATTAGTAAAACCAGCAGAATTAGTAAACCCAATATTAGGAACCAATATAATAGAATTAACACAAAGACAATCAAGCGAGCCATCTGTATCCAGTTACGAGTTTGAATCACGTGTAAAGGGTGGCGCACCCACACCAAATTTTATTATAAACGCAAATGATTTAACCGGTCGCAAAGGATTAGAACGTATGATGGATTTTATCGACTCAAAAAATCCCCCTGAAAAGGGTTCTTTTGAATATAAAAGTTCAACAATAAAAGAGTATGGTAATATTTTTTCTATAGATAATATCGGAAATTATAGTTCAAAAATTGAAAATATTTGTAATAGTATTGTATCAAAACAAGGTGTTGTATCGAAAGGAATTATTCTAATATATTCTCAATACATTGACGGTGGATTAATACCGATTTCTCTCGCATTAGAAGAAATGGGAATCACACGATATGGACAAAACGCAAAATCTTTCTTTAAAACGCCTCCAACACCGCAAGTAGATGCTCGTACAATGAAACCGAGAATAACCGGAAGTAAAGATTTTTTCCCGGCAAAATATATATTAATTACAGGAGACCCAAGAATCTCACCAAATAATGATTTTGAAGTAAAGGCTGTTACGAGTGAAGGTAATGAAGAAGGAAACAATATTAAAATTATATTAATTTCAAAAGCTGGGTCAGAAGGTGTTGATTTTAAATTTATTCGTCAAATCCACGTAATGGAGCCGTGGTACAATATGAACAGAATAGAACAAATTATTGGGCGAGGTGTCCGTAATTTTAGTCATAAGGATTTACCATTTGAAGAAAGAAACGTTCAAATATTTTTATATGGCACACTATTAGAAAATAATGTAGAAGAATCCGCTGATTTGTATGTATATAGAGTGGCTGAGTATAAAGCCGTCCAAATTGGCGCGGTTAGTCGTGTATTAAAAGAAACCGCAGTAGATTGTATAATTAATCACGACCAAGTCAATTTTACTCAAAAAAATATAGAGCACGAAAATAAATTGAATAATGAAAAAATAGAACAACAATTATCATCTGGATTAAAAATATCTGATTTTAAAGTGGGGGACGCGCCATATTCTGCAACGTGTGATTACATGTCGGAATGTGAATATAAATGTTATCCGGATAAAACGATACAAGATGGTGACGTGAAAGAGCATACATATAATGAGGCATTTATTATGATGAATTCTGAAAAATTATTACAAAAAATAAGGTCATTATTTAAAGAACGTTTTTTTTATAAGAAAAAGGATCTATTGGATAGAATAGATATTCCAAAACCATATCCACGAGTTCAAGTGTATGCCGCACTAACTCAATTGATAGAAAATCGTAACGAATCAATTACGGATATATATGGGAGAAGTGGTTATTTAATTAATATTGATGAATATTATTTATTTCAACCGAGTGAATTGAATAATAAGCAAATATCCATGTTTGAACGATCTGTGCCAATAGATTTTAAACACGATATACTTGAAATGAATCTTACAGAACAGGATTCACACGGTGAACCAACATATAAAGATGATATAATTGCAATTACACGAAAGGAAAGGGTAAAAAAGGCAATAAAAAATAATGACAATGATAAAGGTAAAGACATGGAAGAAAAAGATAAAGATGTGGAAGAAAAAGAAAAAGACTTGGAAGAAAAAAGTAAAGTTATGAATGCGTTAAAAGCAAATTTTGATATAGCAATTAACACCGCAAAAACCGCTACAAAAATTGACAGGGGTGATGATAATTGGTATAAACATTGTGGTATAACAATGCAGAAACTAATTAAAGATGGAAAACCCGAATCAGATGTGCTGGATTTTTTAGTGGAACATTTAGTCGATATGACATTGTATAGTGAAAAAGTCGAATTATTAAATTATATATTTTCAAAAGAAGTTATTGTAGAAAAATCATTTGAATCATTGATCAAAAAATATTTAGACAAAAAAATAATAAAAACACGAAATATAACGGGTATTGTGTTATTTTCAGGAACCACAAGGAAAGTGATGATTTTAAGTGGCAAAATATGGGTAGATGCCCAATCAGAAGATATACTCGATTTGACCGCGGAAATAAACGCAAAATATAAAATACAACCGACTGAATTAAATAAAATAGTCGGATTTATTGGATATGAAAACAAAAACAAATATTTGGTATTTAAAGTGAAAAATACAGAAAAAGGTAGAAATACGGGAGCTAGATGCGATGAATCTAGAAAATCGAATAAATTGGAAATTTTGAATGAATTGGCTGGTCTAGATAAAGATGGTAAAGAAAAATATACAAAAGATACTACCAGAGGTATTGTTCAAGCGGAATTATGTTCTATGCAAGAATTTTTGTTTAGATATAATAATAAAAATAAAAAAAATGGGAAAATATATTTTTTAGATTTTGAAACCGCGTCAATGAATGATTTTTAGATAATTTATTTGTAATTGTATTTAAAATTGAATATAATTAAAAAGAATGTATTATATAATTATAATATAATATGGATGCTCAAACAAAACAAAATCAACAAAATCAACCAAAATATAAAAAAAGAGAAATAAGGTATAGCAGTATATATTCAAGGTCGTTAATAACTAGTAGTATAACATTATCAATCACTTCTATTGGTAAAAATATTCAAGAAACGATTGAAAAAACAATAGCAGATAAATTTGAAGGAAAATGTGTCGTAGAGGGGTTTATTCAACCAAAATCATCCAAAGTGATCACATATTCAAGTGGAATTGTAAAGGGTATTTACATTATGTTTGAAGTTGTATTTGAATGTCAAGTATGTTGTCCCGTAGAAGGAATGTTGGTACAATGTGTTGCAAAAAATATTACCAAGGCAGGGATTCGTGCGGAAAGTTCGGATGAAACACCTTCTCCAGTGGTAGTGTTTGTCACACGAGATCATCATTATATGATGTCATATTTCGCGACGATTCAAGAAGGAGATAAATTTGTGGCCCGAGTGATAGGACAAAGATTTGAATTAAATGATAAATATGTGTCTATTATTGCCGAATTAGTTGATCCGAATAAGGAAAAAGAAAAAGATAAAGAAAAGGAAAAAGAAAAAAAACCAAGATTGGTCATTGAATCGGATTGAAGCGAAAAGCGAACTCTGGCGACAGAATGCGAAAGATTCTGAAAAATAATCTAAGATATCGATTTCAACTTAAAAATATTGTATAAATAATTGTTATATGTTACATAATAGTATTGAATTAGAAAATGAAATTGTCGCTCTTAATTTGATCCGAGAAAAAATAGAGTCGATGCCAAAGTTTAATCAGGTGGAGGTTCTTAGAATTTTAGAACAAAATAAAGGTGTTACATTAAATGAAAATAAAAATGGTATTCATATTAATTTGTCGGAATTAAGTGAAGACATTATTGAAAAAATGAAAAATTATATTAATTATGTAAACGCACAAGAATTAAATTTAAATGAAATGGAAAAACAAAAGGAGGAGTTTAAGAATATATATTTTGCAAAAGATAATAAAGATAATTCAGGAAAAAATATAAAGCATGCACCATCCTCGACAACATCAATTTAACAATAATCGTAATAATAATAATAATCGCAACAACAACAATAATAATCGCAACAACAATAATAATACAAATTACAGAAAAAATAATGGACAAACACATAATCAAATTCCAGAGACTTTAGTTGGAGGAGTTAAACCAGATTATAATCATGTAATAAATAGTTTACAGGATTATATGTTAAATGGAAAATTACTTGCACAATCAATCAAACATAAATCTTTTTTATTACCAGATAAAAAAAAAGAAATGGTTGTCGTAAAACCGATACCGAAGGTGTTGGACAAGTTTTTTTATCCAGAACAGAAAGATTCTCTTTATTGGTGTTATTTTATTATTAAAAATGGGTTTGCAAAATATGAATATCCGAATGTAACCTCATTTGTAAATGAAAAGATAGATAAATTCAAAAGTATTGAATTATTACGTATCAATAAACAACAATTAAAACTAAAAAAGATTAAAAATTTGAAAGAAGACGTGGAAGATGAATTGGCAAATAAAGAACGAATTGGAATGAAAACATTTATTGCGTTATGTGTCGCCGACAATATTAACATTCTTTTTATTCATAAACGTAAATGTTTTGAAATTATTTTTGATGAACAAGAGGACGCTCCGATCCATGTAGTACATCAAATAGATAGTCCTACATTACGTTATAGTTATGAAACACTTGTTTCCAAAGATCAAATAAAAAAATATAGAACAGAATATTTTAAGTGGGAAAGTGTAGATAAACCATTAAAAGCGATTAGTTCTTATAAATCGGAAGAATTGGTTGATCTGTGTAAGAAATTGGATATATCGGCTGTTGCTTTAGATAATTCTTCTTTGAAAAAAAAGACAAAGAAAGATTTATATGAGTTGTTAATTATGAATATATGAATATATGAATATAATATATGAATATATAATATATAATTATAGTAATGGCATTACCACCAGATAACACTAATATTGATATTACGTTGTCAAATTTAGCAGTTAGTGATTTACGACACGATTTTAATCACAATATTAATGGAATTCGTGATATGTTAATACCAGGTGGTAAGTTAAATTCATATTATAATGAGGGTGTTCCAAATCAGGTTGGTGATACCATTTTTCTTGAAGAACAAAGTTTATCCAATGTAGTTAGAACTGTTGATAACGCTATAAATACCGGATATATACCGACAGATTTTAAAATAAATCATCAAATTGAAACAATTAATAATAAACAATATACTGTTAATTATGTACTAGCTAAAGAAGGTATTACTTATATAAATGCTAATACATTTTTGTCTACATTACAAATCCCAAATAATTCAGCAATTATCGTAGATGCTACTGCGGTTAGTATTTATGAAATATTACGCACTGGAGTAAGAGATGAAAATTTTAATATTTATTACATAATGGCGCCGGAAGTTATCAATGACCCAGCTGGAAAAACACCATTACATAGTAGCACATTTAATCCAACTACAACTGGTATAAATCTAATACCGTGTGACTCAAATATGCCTCCGGGAATAGAATATACTTATAAATATGACGATGAATCAAGTGACCCATACGATAAATTTTATACAAGTTATATATTTACACTATCCGAAATACAGCGAAAGCTAAATGGTAAATCTTTGTATTATTCAACTAATATTGGAATTAGAACTACAAATGATGATTTTACATCAGACCCGATTTTAGATAGTGGTGAAAAAAATGATATTGGGTCATTATCATCATTAATATCAGATATTATGAAATTATTAGTAGGTAAAAATAAAACAGTCAAGACTCCATATCAAATATTTACGTTAAATAATAAATTTCAACAAAAACGTACAGGTGATTGGTTTCAAGTATTATTATGTTTACTTGTTAAATCGCGTGAATTTAAAAAATATAGAAAACAGGGTCCACCACAAGAAGGTGATAATTCTATACAGAATAAGTTTTCAAATGTGTATTTAATAACACACGATAGAATTGCAGTAGCTTTTGCTTTATTGATGGGTGTAAATGTTCTATATGCGCACGGCGCAACACATTCTGTATATTCGTTTACATTAAATAATCCGGCAGAAATAATAGCTCAAAAAATAGCCAGAATAACTATGATTGAAAATGACATACGTAATATGATAACAAAAAAAGGAAGACTAAACGAAATTATACAAGACTATAATGGACAAATATATAGTAATGTATCACAAGAATATGACATTATAGTTACTGCTATAAATGAATTAAACGAAATAATATCTCAACAAGTCATTTCTCAAGACAAAATAGTAGAAGTAACACGACAGTTATTTAGAAGAGCTCTAGTGTATTGTTATTTAAAAAAAGAAATTCCGGATTTACTTAGTGACTATAATACTGCAGATAATTCTGGGTTTATGGACCAAACTATAACAATGTTTACAAGCGGTGAATTACGAACACAATTATTAAAATTAAATACATTAGCGGATTTACCACAAATCGAACAAGAAAATTTATTGATACAAACGCAAAAGAGTATTGATGATTATGATAAATTTATTAATACATATAATCGGTATAAAAATATACTTGAAAAATATGTTGACATTTCTACAAATAGGGCAAAAGTATCATTTGAATCGTTGAGAAAAATTGTTCTAAAAACGCCTGCCTATAAATTTGCAAATGAATGGACGTGGAATATATCTATAAGTAGTAGAATTTGGGCAGCATTTACGTCGTATAGTAATGATAGAAATATTTTTTTATATGATTTAAATCTTTTACCAGATACTATGAAAAATGCTATAGTAAGCAATTACAAAATTCTTTATGAAAAAATAAACGGTGATGGAATACAATTCACCAAACTAGTAAACAAAATCCCAACCCAAATGATCGATAAAGATTTATCTAAATTTGGTAGTGTAATGGGTGCGTTTTGTACAGAAGTATTTTTAAATTTAACTACCCCAGAAAACAAATCAGTTGTAATACCGGATATATCTAAATTTATTACAAATACCACACTTGACCAAGAATTTAATACATTATCAGAAAAAAATATTATTGAAGAAAATAATGAGATTATTCGAAACGACCTTGGCAAAGATACTAAAAGTAGTACGTCTGTTAATGTTAAACTTAATGATGAGACAGATACTGTAGTGGATACTGATGCGGATACTAAAGTGGATAGTGTAGTGGATTTAAAGCTTCACGGTGGAACTATAAATAATGTAGATAATAGAATAATACCTAAGTTAATTATTGAACAAATCGGTCAACAAGCAACACATCCATTACTAACAATGCTTCTTTTATTCTCCAGTCCATCAAGCATTGACCTAACTCAAAGGGGTATTATTGAACGTGTATTAGATGAACCTGGACTACCAATAGGTAAAGACTTAGAAGATATAAATGTATCCAGAGCAAACGTAGAACAACAAGCTGGAGGTAGTGAACCAGAAGATATTTTCAAAACCGTATTATCTATTTTTCATCCATTATTACCCATTTATATGATTGGTAATACATTTTTAAATATGGGACAAAATAGTGATATGGATGAATCATTAGATTATGAATTATATATTAAGTATTCAACATATTTGAATAAATTAAAAACAGCTCTAATAAATGTATATTCCGGTGAAAATAACACTACAGAAAATAAATTGAAAGCTTATAAGATTGGATTTGGGTTAAGAGAATTATTATTTTATTCCAGTGATGAAGAGGTATATTCTATATTTTGCGAGATATTAAATATGACTCCTTTAGAATATTTGCCTATATCTGCAATGACAGATATATTAAGTAACAAAATATCTGGACAGGCACTACGTTCAGATGAGGAAAAACGCGAGTGTATTGGTATTTTACGTGATGAAATATTTATATCTTTTATGAATACCGTAAATCCAAAAGAAATTTTTTTAAATCCAGTTGATATAACACAGTATCCAATTGATGTGTTAAATAATAATTCTTATAATTTTGTTATAGATACAGGTAAAATGATTATATCTGATAGACAAGGAAAAAATGAATCCCAAATACCTCCCATTGAAATGACATCAATCCAAACACAGCCAATCCAAACGCAACCAATCCAACCGCCGCCAATTCCATCAACATCTCCATATCTTAATCAGGAAGATATTATACGAATGAAGGAAAAAGCTGAAAAAGCTACACAATTATACATACAACCACCCCAAACAACAAAACCTCGCGCGATGACCTTATCCGATCTTCCTCAGCCAACCCCAGAAGAATTAAAGAAATATCAAGAACAAACAAATATGGAAGTATTATCCAATAAAAGAAGAAAACCTAGTAGTGCGCCTTGGGGAGGAAAAATAACAAGACGATATAAAAAACTATCAAACAAACAAAATAAACGTTCAAACCGTAAGAAAAGTTCAAATCGTAAGAAAAAGAATAGTAAAACCAAAACAAGACGTATTCATAAAAAATCAAAACATATCAAGAAAAATACAAGACGAAACCATAAGTGAATCCTTCGACCAACAGAATAAAAAATATAATATCAATCAAAAATATTATATTTTATCAAATATATCAAATATATCAAATATATCAAATATCTATTTATTAGAAAAATTGAATAATAATATAAAAAATATGTTTCATTATATATATAATTATGACAACACATATAAATCGAGGCGCTCCTAAAAAATATAATAGAGATGAAAATAAATCCAAAGATCCGCCACAAGTTCAATTTGATAATATGGTGAAAACATATTGGGCAAATAACCCATATATAACCGACCTGAAAAAAAATCACGAATTAGAAGTCCGTTTTGGAACAAGAGGAATTAAACCTTTAACTAAAATCGATTTTGACAATGTGATTAGAAAACTAAAATCCTTAGGATTTACGTGTCCAAATGAACAAGGGAGTTATATGTTGCGTATTCACAATGAGTTTTTAGATTCAGCCACAGGGCGTTTCAAAATGTCAAATATTAGAACCGAAATTAGAGGATTTCACGGAATACAAGAATACTGTAAACACAATGATATCAAAAAATTAATGTCAAATTTTGAAACATTATTTGCCGTTGAATTTTACAAAAAGGTTCCTTATTTTAAAGAAAATGGGGAAAGTGTATTCCCCGTAAATTTTGATGATTTCAATTTTAGGGTTTCATATCAAACAGAAGAAAAAATAAAAACACACTCAGGAATCATTCAAGGATTAATAGATAGTTGGGAAAAATCAAAAAAGACATTTAGGTATATAAATCGCGTCACATTTAGCCATCCAGATATTCCGATAAATGTTGATATTAGTATCGTTAAAAGCTCAAGCACAGAAGATAGACGTGTTAAACCCGCATACACTACAGAAGATTCTGGGGTGTTTCAAAATCCGGAAGTATATGAAATCGAATTAGAAGTAAATAATTCTGAAATGGGACCAGGAACTAAGGTTGACACCCCAGAATTATTACTTGCGTCTATTCGCAAGGCAATAAAATACGTGTTGATGGGTCTTCAGGGAACAAATTTTCCCATTTCATATGTAGATCAAAATCAAATTCTTCAAAATTATATGAAATTGACTCGAGGGGATGAGTATAATCCAGAAAAAAGAATTTACCCAAGTGATTTTATGGGGCCATCCTCGTATACTCTACAAATTCAAAATATTGTGCCTATAAACGAAAATATGAATGTGCCAAACATAAGAAATGATTATACCGTAACTGATAAAGCTGATGGAGATAGACATATGATGTACATATCAGCTACCGGTAAAATATATTTAATCAACACAAATATGAAAGTATTATTCACTGGTGCAAAAACGGAAAATAAAGAAGTATTCAATTCGCTTATAGACGGGGAAATTATTTATCACGACAAACACGGTAAATTTATAAATCTGTACGCAGCATTCGACGTATACATTATTAATGGTAAAGACGTGAGAAGTTTGGGATTCATATCAAAACCCAAAGAAAATGTAACAGACGTGAAATGTCGATTACCATTGCTTAAAAATCTGGTCAAAGTATTAAAGCCAATGTCTATTGTTAAAGATGACGCAATATGTCCGATTCGTGTTGAAAGTAAAAAATTTTATCCGACAAATCCTGCTGTCGATAATATATTTGGCGCGTGTCGTTATATTTTAGAAAAGGACAAACAAGGATTATTCGAATATAATACAGATGGCCTTATATTTACTCCAGCGAATATGGGAGTAGGCGCAGATAAAATTGGGAAAGCTGGTCCGGTTACAAAATCCACGTGGGATTATTCATTTAAATGGAAACCCGCACAGTTCAATACAATTGACTTTTTAGTTACCACAAAAAAAGCGGAGAGTGGAATTGATGTCATTACACCCATATTTCAAGAAGGTATAAATGCGAATTCTACTAGTCAAATAGATGAATATAAAACGATTATTCTGCGATGTGGTTTTGATGAACGAAAACACGGTTATTTAAATCCGTGCCAAGACGTGATTAATGACGTATTGCCGTCTGTAAAAAATATGGACAATGACGACAGCTATAAACCAGTGCAATTTTATCCGACAAATCCGTATGATGTTTCTGCAGGTATTTGTAATATAATGTTGAAAAAAGATGACACTGGTTCGGCTCAAATGTATACGGAGGAAAATGAAGTGTTTGGAGACAATACGATTGTTGAATTTCGATATGAAATTACAAATAACAAACAATGGAGATGGGTTCCGTTGCGTGTGCGTTATGATAAAACGACCGAATTAAGACAAGGATTGAAAAATTTTGGAAACGCCTACCACGTGGCGAATAGTAATTGGCATTCTATACATAATCCAATTACGGAAGAAATGATAACAACTGGTAATAATATTCCGGATGAGATTGCTGATGATGATGTTTATTATAATAGAATTGTATCCGCAAGCAAGACTCGTGCATTAAGAGATTTTCATAATTTATACGTGAAAAAAATGTTGATAGACTGTGTTTCTAAAAAAGGCGATAATTTAATTGATTTTGCGTGTGGTAAGGGAGGCGATTTTCCTAAATGGATTAGTTCTCAATTGTCATTTGTCTTTGGAATCGATGTTGCAAAGGATAATTTGGAAAATAAATTGGACGGGGCGTGTGCTCGGTTTTTAAATTATCGTAAGAAATTTAATTCAATGCCGTATGCGCTTTTTGTAAATGGAAATAGCGGTGCGAATATTCGTTCCGGTTCTGCAATGTTAAACGATAGAGCGGTTCAAATAACAAAGGCTGTATTTGGTTCTGGACCAAAAGACGATGACAAAATTGGTAAAGGTGTTGCTAGACAATATGGAAAAGGTGAGGACGGGTTTAATATTTCATCGTGTCAATTTGCGTTACATTATTTCTTCGAAAATCAAGTGACGTTTCAGAGTTTTATTCGAAATGTCGCGGAATGTACAAAATTGGGTGGATATTTTATTGGTACTAGTTATGATGGTAAGTTAATATTCAATCTTTTGAAAAATAAAAAAATGGGAGAAAGTGTTGATTTATATGAAGGTGATACAAAAATATGGGAAATTCAAAAAGATTATGATGAAAATATGCTTGAAGATGACGTCACTAGTTTAGGATACACTATTAATGTGTTTCAAGAATCAATTAATAAAATGTTTTCTGAATATTTGGTAAATTTTGATTATTTAGATCGAGTTATGGAAAATTATGGATTTAAATTGATAACGCGCGATGAAGCAAAATTGCTAGGACTTCCCGAAGGTTCTGGATTATTTAGTGAATTGTATAATTATATGTTGGCTGAGGTGAAGCGTAATAAATATAAGTCAAATGATTATGGGACCGCTTTAGATATGACTGCATATGAAAAGAAAATCTCGTTTTTAAATAGGTATTTTGTATATAAAAAAATAAGTCACGTAAATGCTGAAAAGATTGCGTTGGAATCGATAGATGAAACTCTTACTGAAAAACGAAAGACGAATAAAGCTCCGGCAGCATTAAAACCCGCAGCAAAGAAATCGGATAAATCATTAGAGAAGCCTAAAAAGGCGCGTAAATTAAATAAAAAAATATTATTGGTCGCATCACAGGCAGATGATAATACTGATGAGAAGGAAGAAAAGGAAGAAAAGGAAGAAAAAATAGAAGAAAAGGAAGAAGAAAAGAAGGAAGAAACGAAGGAAGAAAAAATAGAAGAAAAGAAGGAAGAAATGAAGGAAGAAAAAGAAGAAGAGAAAGAAGAAACCGTTTCTATAAAACCTAAAAAGCCTCGAGCAAAAAAAGTAAAACTAGTTATTGAGGAATAAATTTAGAAATAATGTAATACGATAATGTATATAATAAATAAAAAAATGGGTATATTTAATTCATTTATTGATTTTTTTTCATATAAAAATAAAAAAAATCAACCAATAATATTAAGCTTAGAAACAGGTGTACCAAAATATAAAACACTTCAATCTGACGCGTTATATTATTTATTATCAACTTGTAAGAATAAGAATAATATTACATACCAGACAATAGTTAAAAATATATATAAAAATTCAGGCATTGAAACCAGATATTTGGGTATTCCTGATTTTAGGGGTTGTGATGGAGTAGAGTATGAGAACACCGGAGACGACCCTCGAAGGAGTTCGGAGTTTTCTATGGAAAATGAAAGTACTATTTTTTTTAAAAATATAGAACCAATCCCCATTCAAAATAGATTAAATAAATGTAAAGAAATAGCGACACCATTAGTAATTGATGTTTGTAGTAGAGCCATAAATAGCGCAATAAATAGTGCAAATATTTGTAAAAAAGATATATGTAAATTAATTGTTGTATCATCAACTGGATTTTTTGGACCCTCGTTAGATTGTGATATTATAAAAGCATTGGATTTACCAAGAACAATTGATAGAACATTGATTGGCTTTATGGGTTGTGCCGCAGCAATAAATGGATTTCGTATCGCGACGGATTTTGTGAATAATAACCCTGGAAAATGTGCTCTTATGGTATGCGTTGAAATATCATCTGTTCACGCGAATTTCAACGATTCGATAAATGATACTGTAACACATTCTATTTTTTCAGATGGTGTATCCGCTTGTATATTAAGAGCAACTCTGTCGACAGTCGTCTCCAGAGTTAAATCGCTTAAAAATAAAATATCCCGTCACTTTTTTAATACAGATAAAATAACACCTTCATTAGCAATTATTGATAGTTTTAGTTGTTTGATGGATGATACTGAAGACGGTATTAAACTTGAAATAACCGATAATGGTATAACGTGTAAATTATCAAAAAAATTACCGAAATATATTAACAATGGTATATGTTATATTGTAGACACATTTCTTGAAAAACATAATTTAATTCGTTCTAATATTAGTTTTTGGGTAATTCATCCAGGAGGACGTCGTATTATTGAAGAAATACAAAAAGCCCTTGACATTTCTGAAGAAGATACAAAAGATTCGTGGGATATTCTTAAAAATTATGGGAATATGCTATCTCCGTCTATAATGTTTGTTTTGGAAAAGGCAATGATGAGAGAAAAAATACCTGGAAAATATGGACTTGCTATTTCTTTTTCACCCGGTGTTGGTACGGAATGTCTATTATTACAATATTTATGAATATAGTATTATCGTAATAATATTACAACTTAAATATTTATTAATATATAATATATTCAATTATGAGTTATTATATATTACCAAAAAAACATGTCAGAATTAAAATAGAACCGACAATTATAACAATTACAGAAAAAATAAAATTACAACCAATTATTTCCTTTAGTTTATCATATCATTTAAGTGAAATTAAGAATCAAATTAAAAATATTAATATGAATATCACCAATAATAATAATAATAATAATAATAACATTGATGAGTTATTTAATCATTCAAACTCCACTGATGTTCTGGAGTTTAGTCGCTCACCCCCGCTTACACTCCGACTAGCTCCAGATAGAATAAATTATACAATTGAATTTATTAATAAAATAATAAACCCATATGAATTTATTTTTTCCACTGTTCCTAGTTCTAAATATTCGGTTAGTAAAATAAAACCTACATCCAATTTATTTTATATATTTATGGAAATTGTCCAAACATTTAATTTATTAGATATATACCGTGGAAAAAATATCACTATGGCGCATTTTGGACCCAACAAATTAGCAACAACTGAATGTATGGAAATGTTGAGAGAAGGAAACAATGATAACACTATTATATCTGATATTGAATATCCGTGTGGAACTGGTTTTAAATTATTAGAAGGAGTTGATAATACATCAATTGATTTTATATATTTTGAATTAAATAGTGACACGTACACGGATATAAATAAATATATAATCGGTATTATTACTATTTTATGTAATATATTAACATATCAAAACGCAAATGGTGTATGTATTATCAAAGTGGATAATCTTATTCATAAACCTATATTAGATGCTCTTCTTTTATTAACTGAATTGTATGAAAAAGTTCATATTATTAAACCATATGTTTGCAATATAAATAAAAATGAAAGATATATTGTATGCAGCACATTTATAATTGATTATCAAAAAATTTTGGAGAATAATATATATTTAAATAAATTAAAATCTGTATTGATTGATTGTTTACAAGATTCATTTAATAATAAAATTATTAGTTCATTAATAAATCGCGATTTACCTTATTATTTTTTAAATAAAATAGAAGAATCAAATATTATAATAGGTCATCAACAACTTGAACAACATAATCTATTAATTAATATAATAAAAAATAAGAATAGAGATGAAAAAATAGAAACAATTAAAAAAAATCATATTTATAAATGTATCCAATGGTGTGAACGACATAAAATACCATATAATAAATTTGTAGACAAAATAAATATATTTTTACCATCTACTTATGAAGAAGAAGAAGAAGAAGAACATCAAGACCAAGAAGAAGAAGAAGATATAGTTCTAAATTCATCTCCACTTATGGTGAGGATCGCTCCAGAAGAAATGGATAACGAATATGAAGAATTAATTTATTGTATAGAGAAAGAACGAAATATTATGAACTTAATTGATATAACTTCTTCGACAGTCAGTTACGATTCGTTCCAAACATCATAATAAATTACTTCATAATGTATGTATATTGCTCAATCAGATTATAATTATATTGTGTTTCAAGACCTAAATGTAGTAAACCGTGTATACCAATAAGAACACCAAATGAAATAACAAGTGTAATTATATTATATATATCCATTTTTTTCAATCTGGAAAAATTTGTAAAAATGAGTATTATTGCAATTAAAATGGTGAATCCATTTATAGTGTGTGCGTAAAAAGATGGTTTTGTAAATATACTGGATTCCATTATATATTATATTTACAAAATATTTTTATTTGTTAGTTTTTAAGGATGTGACGGAGCGGAACGTTAGTGAAGTATTCTAAGGATGTGACGCACTAATTCCATTATTTGCAACAGTCGGTCCAGCACTCAAATTACCAAGATCCGTGATATTTTTTGAAAAATAATCATCTGAGTTTTTAAAACACGTTTTAGGATTACCATTTTTAATATATTGTCCAGGATTACACGCAGGTGTTTTCATTTTATAAATAAGCGGAACAAATGGTTGCCCTCCGACATTAATAAAATTATTCGCGGATCCTTTCAATCTATTATTATTATAAACATTCTTTTCAATTGTAGTGACACCTAATTTTAATGTTCTAGTACTACTAGACACACTACCTTGAGTTGCAAACTGATAATTACTTGGTTTGTATACGACTAATTTACATCCACGCGGATTACTTGGTCCAGATAAAGACATACCATAATAAGGATTGGACAAAAATCTTTTAAAAATTTCAACCGCATTAACAGAATCACCAGATTCTAAACTTTGAATAAAAAGCGCAAATTGTTGAACGGTCTCGATTTGTAAATTGTAGAAATTGGTTATATCATCTGTTGAAAACACTCCAGCATTATTCAAAATCTGAAATGCTTGTGATACTAATTCTAACTGGGTAAATGTGCTAGAACCGGTATTTGGATAACAATTCGCAATGTAAGTATTTGAAAGACCTAATGGATCACCTGGTTTTGACTGAGTTAACATAGCAGCGGTTATATTTGGATTATTCTTAAGATCCGCCGCGTTTTGAACCAACGTAGAGCCAGAATAAAAGTTAAATACTTTTTGGTCGTATGTTTGACATCTATTTTGTCTGTATTGTTGAAGTGTAGTAAAATAATTCTTTTTCAAGTTTGTACTAGCAGGTCTAACTCTTAATAACGCCTTTCTCTGTTCATTACAACAATTTTGAGGTGTCTGACATACAGGTAATGGATTATTCGTCAAAAAATATTGAGGGGAATAGTCAGCAACAAGTCCAATACCATCACACGTTTTACAATCTTTATCCAATTTAATAACACCATTCACCTCATCCACCGTATTTTCTTTCACTGAGAATTGTCCTGGTCTATCAATAAGTTGACCGATGAGCGAATATGATTTAGATGATTTTACTTGTCTATTTGTTTGTTCGCTACTAAGTTGAATATACTGATTTGGATTAAGTGGGTTTATTTTTATTACCGGTACTGGAGTTGAAGTTCCCTTTCTATATTGTTTTAATGGACGTGCGGATCCGTGTTTATAAACAGTATCATTTGTGGCATCATTATTTGTTAAAGGTCTAATATTTCCAGCGGTGACAGCAACTGGATTACTATACATCCCAGTACCTTTCCAAGTTATATATTCAGCGGTTAAAGGTCCGCTTAATGAATTGTTATAAGAATGCATGCCTTGTGGAAAAAATGCTGATGACATATTATATATATTATTGAAGATTTAAAAAAATATAATTTTTATATTTATATAATATATTATAATCAAAAATGTTAATAAAATTCCTTATATTATTTTTTATAATGTTGATAATTTATCAAATATTTTTAGCTATATTTGGTGAAAATATTATAGAAGGAATGGAAGGGGAACCTTCATCTTCTTATCAAAATTATGGCAATGATCCATTGATATTAGCGAAACAAAATGCAGGTAATATTGAATATTTAAAAGGACAAGTCACCGGCTTACAAGGATTAGATAAAAAGGTGGATGATCTTAGTAAAAATGTAGATACATTAAATACACAAGTATTTGCATTAGTTCAACAACAAGCAGATGCTGCTCAACAAATGGTTGGAAATAAACCACTTAATATTAGTGGTGCTGCTGCATAAAATATTGTATATTTTATTTGATTATATTTTGATTATATTTTGATTATAATTGGATTATATTTGTTATAATATCTTCTTTTCTTATTATAATATATAATATATAAATTAAAAATGTCATCAAATATGTTTAATCAAGTATTAAATGATGCTACGGGTATTCAAGATAAATTATTAGGGCCTACTTATCCTTATTGGAAAAATATAAAAACCCCAGAAGAAATTGGAATGTCTGATCGCGGGGATTTACAAACATTGGGAAATGATATTAATGGGTTAATTCAATATGTAGAAGTTTTAGTTACGGGTAAAGGTGCGTCATCTACCGGAGGCCCTTTAGGTAATAAGTTTTTTTTACAAACTGGCGGAAAATGTATGGACATTGATTCAAAAAAACCGGTCGATAGATTTATTTATGTCAATAACGTCCCTGAAGGAAATATTCCATTTATATCTTCTGGTTTAGGTGTAAATTTTTCTGAATTTAAAGGATTAATTCCCGGAACTATTAGTAATTTAAATGTGTTAAACCCCTTTACTATTATGCAGGCTTTTATGTCTGGATCTACACCGGATTGCGCGGCAGTTACTTTACAAACGGTTGATATAAATAATAACACTGGTTCAGATACTAAATTTGTTACACTTGTTGATCTTAAAAATATGGATCCGTGTAGTTTTCCAAATGGACAAAATAATTTTTCAAATAAATCGTGTAAACAAACATTTGTAAATAGAAAAGAAGACGAAGAAGGAATATTGTTACCAAATGATCCAATTATACAATTTTATTTTGCTAGTTTGAGTATCATTGGTATTTATGTGTTATATCGTATAATGATGAAAAAAAGATAATTATATTATGAATCCTTCGACTACCGACTACAGATTCCAGTCTCTCCACTCTTAACTCCTTCGACAGTCGTCTCCGGAGTTCCATCGCTCCCCCAGCGCCTTCGGCTACGGGTCGCTCCAAAACATATAAAAATAATTTTATATGTTTCATAATAATCTAAAAAACTCCAGAGTTCTCTTGCTTCACACAACACTTTAACGTCTAGATCTTCTAGATTTTCGAGATTTTCTTCGGCGACCACCTTTAGCAGACCCATATGTTGTTTGTAGCGGGTCATATGGTTTAAATCCTCCACGACGCTTTCTTCTTCCTCCCCATAATGATGGGAATGAAGGTAATGATTTTTTAAATTTGTCAAAAATACCAGGATTACTTGCTGGAGGTGAACTATATGAGGTTGATGCAGGACTTATAGGAGGTGAAGTATATGAGGTTGATGCAGGACTTATAGGAGGTGAACTATATGAACTTGATGCAGGACTTGCGGGAGGTGAACTATATGCGGTTAATGCGGGTTTGGATAAAACTGATGGGTTACTAGATGCGGCATTACCATTATACTGAGAAGAAGAAGAAGAACTATAAACGGGGTAACCACCTCGTCTAGTTCTATTTTTTCGGGAACGTTGTTTTCTTGCTCTAGTTCTTGGCATTTATATAATAACAAAAGAAATTATATAAATAATATTTATTTTTTTTCTAAATTAACTTTACCATTTCAAACGCCGTTAATCCACCCAAAATTTCGGCAATTATATATGGAACAATATCATTACTGTGTATTTTTCCACTAGATAAAAACGCAATTGCAACTGCTGGATTAAATGCACCACCAGAAATAGGACCACCAAATAAAACGGCTAATGCTAATGCAGCACCGATAGCCATATAATTATTTGTTGCTAATACAATAAATGTCAATAATAATGTGCCTAAAAATTCAACAATATATTTATGTAACATTGGTATGTATTATACTTTATATTTTTTTTATAAATTACATATAATTTGGAGAAAAGATTTAATAATTTTGACTTACTAAACTTCCCCATGCACACGCACGTCCATTACATAAACTAGTATTAAATATTGACCCTTTTTTAGCAGGCGCAACGCACCCACCTGCCCTAGAAAATCGTAATGCGGATTTAACATCATTTGTATTAAAACTTTTATATGACATTGGTGCGCTAGCAGGAAGTCCTTGTTTGTAGGAGCTTTTACCTACTGCTTGGGCTTTTCTAGTGGAAATATACATAGATGATGATGTAGGAGCAATATATTTAGTGGATTGTGATAATAAATAACTTCGTTGAGTACCCGCATTAAATACAGACGTTGGTTTAAGAGGAGAATACATTTCTGTTCCGGTTTTGGTTGATTCTGCATAACTCGCTGTTCTTAAATATTGATGTCGAGCATTTGAAAATTGGCTTGCGCCATCAGTGACTCCAAATTGTGGTGGGTTTGGATGAATTCCATTTAATACACCATAATTATGTTTACCCATAGCTAACGGTGTTCTATTTGTGCTTAATGGTCCAGATACTGGAGCACTCGCGTACCCACCACTCATATAAGGAATATTTGTATATTGATGATAAGCAATCGTAGTCATTGTGTATATATATGATATGGAAAAGAAAATATCATTATTAAATAATGTATAAAATAATGTATAAAATAATGTATAAAATATTATATATTATTCATTGTTGATTATTGATTATTTCTCTCTAATTGATAAACCTATCATCCAAATTAATATCTTCGAATGGCTCTCCATTGACTTTGAGATGCTGAACTTTGGTCACCACCATAACTGATATCATTATAATTTTTATTAACCGCCTTTTGTTTCAAATATCGGGAATAATCTGAACTATCATACACCCATTTGACATTACACGCTGCTGCAGGAGCTGAGGTCCCGTCGCAGTTATCTTGAATATGTCCGAATTTTTGCTTAAGTCCGTGTAATCGAGGTCGACTTTGAAATGTCTGACAACTACCTCCACACGAATAATTTTGGCGACTTAATATATCACCCGCGTTGTTAACGGCACGAAAAGGAGTACAAATCGATTTATTATAGTCTAATTGTCGCGCGTAATTAGTATTCCAAGCTTGCTTCAAAAGAAATCGTGTTTGAGCGAACTCATCAAAATTATCTGTTGTAATAAGGCCTTGAGGGACATATCCTGTTATTCCACCACCTAAAACACGACCCCCGCTACTTTTTACATATTTAGGACCTAATCCAAAAAGATTAAAATTAAATACAGTGGTCATTATATATATAAGAATAATAAAATAGTTTATAATAAAATGAATATTCGGATATAATGCCTAAGTTTTCCTCCAAAGTTGCTAAATTTAACTGATAAATAAAATATATGTATATGTATATGAATAAGTTTTCTATGTATGAAATACTTTTGATATCAATTATATTAGTTGTAATTGACAGTAGTTATTTATATTCGATGAAAAATTTTTTCAATAACCAAATTAAACATGTTCAGGGGACAGATATTCAAATAAATATATATGCTGCAATTTTATGTTATATAGCATTAGTATATGGATTATATTATTTTATTATTAAGGATAAACGACCTCTAATAGATGCCTTTATATTCGGTATTGTGGTTTATGCGGTTTATGAATTAACCACAATGGCTTTATTAAAAAATTGGAGTTGGAAAACTGTCGCTCTAGACACATTATGGGGTGGAATTTTATTTACGATAACTACATATTTGGTGTATGCTATAAAAAAATATATGTAGTACTACTAAAATAATGATACGTTTTTCTCCAAATATTTTTTGTAAAAATGTATATATAATATAACAATGTTGAATGCTTGATTTTTTAATGGCTCCTACTTATAATATAGTAAAAACCGATACCATTATTCGATGTAAAATGTATTATAATAAAATAGATAGAGAATGTGAAGGATTTTATCCTGAATTAAAATATAAAAATGGGTATGAATCTGTCATTATAAAATTTCAATTATGTTATTACCGAGGTGTAGATAAATATTGGTGGACACAATTGAGTGAATCTGTTATTTATGGGTTTACAAATAAAACTGGTAAAAATTTGTTGGGTGTATTAAATTCACAGGTAAATATAACTGTCACACGAGACGATTCCAATATTGAAATGACGGCAACAAAAATATATAATGCCGGTGGTAGATGTATTTATCCAATAGAACTGATTGATTCTACATTTTATTTAATGGATAAAGATATGTATATCAAATGATACTCTCTTATCATATATGAGATCTTACTAAAATATTATTTAATACAATAAAGGTTAAATGTAACTTGTAAAGATTCCAATGATTTTTTTTATTTTTTATTAAATGATCCATTTTTCTAAAAATTTCTTCTTCTAATGCGTTAAAATCTATATGAGATTCACTAGTATATGTGCTGCCAATATATTGACAACCATTTTTATAACGTGACGTTTTTATAATAGACGTTACCCCAGATTGTAATTCTATATGGGGGAATATTCTTGTAAATATATAATATACATATTCGGAACCAGGATTATTACAAGTTTCATCATTATCATATCTGTTAAATATATGTCGCATAAATGGATATTTATAATAATATTTATCATACCATACTTCAATACGAGTTAATGGTCGAAATTCGTAAATATAACATATTACGTCATACGGCAATTTATTTTTGAGTTGTTCATATAGGGTATGTGACGAAGCGGAATGCGTAGTTACAGACACCGAATACGGAACGCTAGTGGAGTATTCCATATTTTTTTTAGATATATATATTTCTAAAAAAAAATATTGAAATCAATTTTATTACATATCCACTTTAGCTCGCTCCAATCTCTTAATAGTTTGTAATAACACGTGGTGCTATATTCATAGTAATTAATTCTTGGAATAATAATTTACACGCATACGGAATTTCGACATATGCAAAATCAGTTCTATTGTCGCATGTTCGGCAATGATGAATATGCATTTCGTCATTATATGATGCGATTAATCCACATTTTCTACACGCGTGAACTTGATATTTATCTGATGCGTCGTACATTCTACCACGTGTAAATTTAGACGCACCGTGTGAAATCATACAATTATGTGAAACAATTCCATTTGCTAAAAACGAATGAACTTCATCTACTTGTATATCGTATACCTTTTTCAATCCGACTGGTCTGCGGGAAATAACAGTTAAATTCATAGTAGGTAGTGATTCCTTTTCACGATTTACACCATATAATGATTTACAATTGTTTTTATTTTCATTTGTATCATCAACATCATCATCAACATCCACACCATTATCTAATTCTTCTTCTTCTTCTTCCATTTCAATGTCACATTTATTTTTAGTTTTATTATCTTCTTCTAAAAACCAACTCAACGCACCAATTTTTTCTAAAAATTGTTCTGCAGTCGGGAATGATTTCGATGTAAATTTTCCAAACGATGTTCCTTTAATCAGATGATCTGTAATATCGTGAGTGGACGGAATTGCGTATTCGTGTAATAATGCTTCCGTTTTCTTTAACTCTTCGACTGCTTGTAAAATCGCTTGTTTGGTGTGAACAATCTTTGTAGGATTCGCCATTTTGATTTCCTTGAAATTGGTAATCTCATCAACACGATTTACCAACCAATTATGTTGTCTCGTAACTTCAGTTCTTAATCGTTTATATGATACAGCCGCCTCTAATCTCTGTGATTTATGACAACAATATCTGAAACCAATCTTTTCTGAAAAGGGAATCAACTCATTAATATCTAAATGTAGTACTAACTGATAATTACGTGATGTTTCTGCTACGTCGATGTTATTTTTATTTTTAGAATAAGACGTTTCTTTTAATTTTTGTATCGTTATTTTTTCAATTCCACATTTATTCAAAAGTACATTTATATTTTCCATCATTTTTTGTAATGATTCCAATTGGGTATAATTCTTGGTTTGGGAGAAGGAAATAGATGTTAGAATATCTCGTTTACCGCGATGCATACCCAAATAACACGTATGACCGTCTCCACCAAACATTCCTGCCAAGAATTCACGAACAATTGGTCTAGGACAATTCGAATCCATAATAAATTCGGGAAGAACTCCTGGTTGATTTACTTTTCTACCACATAATAGTCCGGGTAACTGGATAATATTTTTCATAAACGCACTAGGAATACGAACTATAAACAAATTTTTATGAATAAAATTTTCTTGTTTACTATAACAAAACAACTGTAAGTCATTCATAAACGATTCTACATCCAACATGTGTCCTAAAAACACACTACCCATCATAAACGCATCCGACCCATCTGCTTTCTTACGCGATGAAATATGACCATCCGTTATTAATAACCCGATAATACGTGCAAATGCCAATGTTTTTAAATATTCTTGTCTCGTATTTGTGGATAATGTTAATGATCCTACTTGCAAGTTCCATCCATTACACTCGGTTATTTCTCCTTGAATATTCACTAATGGACAAGTAACACTCACTTTTAATTTACTTTCATTCAATACTAAATCTTTTACCTTTACCCATTCATTATTAGAATTTAATACTGGGTGATCTTCTGTACAAATTTTTTTCCGCCCATCTTCCATTGTTACTTCTACACATTCTCTTTCACCTTTATACATAAATCCAGTCTGTTTTGCCTTTACAATTCCATTATGTTTTTCACTCCATCCAAGCACTTCCCATTCACAACTTTCCATCGTTTCTATAGAAATTGAAATTCCGCAAGATAAAGCAAGGGGGGTCCCTTCAATTTCACAATCTCTCTCCATTTCGCCAAAGCGAAGACCACCGTCTCTGCTTCTACCCTCAGCAGGCTGTCGCGTTAAATTAACCATCGGACCAATAGAACGACTATGTGTTTTATCACTCACCATATGTTTCAATCTTTGATAAAACACGGGACCGATAAATATATTACACTCTAATTGCTCTCCGGTTAGTCCATTATACATAAGTTCATTACCACGCGCTTCATATCCGACATTTAATAATTCACTACAGATCGATTTGACATCTAATTCACCGAAACTGGTGCCGTCTCCGAATAATCCGAGCTCGACTAATACTTTACCTAACACAGTCTCCTTTAACTGTCCGATTGTCATACGAGACGGAATCGCGTGAGGATTAATAATAATATCAGGTCTAACACCGTCACGAGTAAACGGCATATCTTCTTCTGGAATAATATTACCGATGGTACCCTTTTGCCCGTGTCTAGACGAAAACTTATCACCAATAATGGGCTTTCGCACGTTTCTAAGTCTCACCTTTGCAAAGTTATATCCATCACCATTTCTATCAATATAGTTTTTATCGACATAGGTCTCCTCATTTGTTCGATGAATGCGACTTTGGTCTTCATATTTAATAACTTTTGTGTGATCATTTCTATTTTCTTTAATGGGAGTGATTTTCGCAATAATAATATCTCTGTTTTCTACTATCATATTTTCCGGGATTAATCCCTTACTATTCACTTTATTATAATTTCCAAATTTCATTCCTTTTGTTTTCGCGGGGTCTGGTTTGCATCGGATTTCCTCATCACCATTGATTTTTTGTTTGTCCTCATCTTTTTCGGTATGATAAATCGTTGCTTGAAATAGACCACGATCAATAGAGCTCTTATTAAACAACAATGAATCTTCCTGATTATATCCGGTGTGAGACATAATTGCAACAATTACATTACATCCAGACGGTATTTTCATCAATTCAATCATATTCATAAGACGAGTGTCGACCAATGGACGCGCCGGACAAGTTAAAACATAGGCAGTTTTATCCATACGCTGCTCAAAATTAGTGACATATACACCCATTGCCTGTTTACCCATAGCACATTGATATGTATTTCTAGGAGATTGATTGTGCTCTGGAAATGGAATACACGATGCTAAAACCCCAAATATTGTACTGGGGTGAATCTCACAATGCGTGTATTTTTGAATGGAACCGTCACAAGGATTTATTAAATCTTTCGGTTTCATTGAAATCATCGACCACGATTGCTCTTCTGGATCGATATATTCGATAATAGAATCGTCTATTCTACAATTCGTTAGAAGATCATCCCACGTCATTTTATTTTTTTTCAGGTCATTTATTATCGATTTAGTAATCAATAGATTATTATTTTTCACGCGCAAAATCGGTCGGGTTAATCTACCACTATCATTACACACACGAATTTCATTTAATTTATAATCGAATACAATAGATGTATATATATTTATAACTCCACTATATTTCATGTCTTTCAACATTTTAAATAGTTCAGCGGGATTATTCGAAATACCTATCCACGCACCATTTATGAATACTTTTACTTTTCCGTATAATTCAAGTGGTGTTAAATTATGCAGTTCAACGATATGTGGATTGACATATTCATATATAGGCATTGTATTGGATTGAATGGTAACGTGTGTCATATAACTCAGATTTTTAACGATGCCAACTGATTGACCCTCTGGAGTTTCCGCAGGACATAGAAATCCCCAAGATGTGTTGTGTAATTTACGAGGAGGAATTAGTTTACCACTCTTATCAGTCGGAGTAGATACTCTTCTGGCGTGACTTAAACTGGAAACATATGTCAATCGGTTCAACACTTGTGCAACACCGACTTTGTTACTATTTATATGTTTGATACCAAAATCACCGGTAGATAGCGCGCGCTTAATACCGTTTTCAATGGTAGTCGATTTAATAATTTTATAAATATTAGTCATATTAATAATGCTCTGATAATCGTCCGTTGATTTCCACGATCCAGTATTTATTTCTTTGATAATTTGTTTTTCCATATCTTTTACCAATTTATTGAAATAATTGCGGAATAAATTATTGAGAAGAGTTCCCGTAAGGTCAACACGTTTATTAACGAATGAATCACGGTCATCTTGCTTCACCCATTCAAAACTTACTTGTAATAGGCGTGTCACCATATATCCGAGAAAATATATTTTTTGTTCAGCATTATTACAGTGAGGAAATAAATCGTTCTTTAAAATATCCATAGTAAATTCAGTTTTCTTCTTTAATCCAGTTTCTCTATCCATATTAATAGGAGTGTACATAACATAAGTTAGAATATATTTAATGGCGTCTTCTTGTGTCATAACAGTATTTGCTTCAATAATCGATGCTTGTAACCCTTCTAGCATATCTTTATATTTGTCGCTACTAATATCCAATAGGATTTTTTCACATATTTCTTTGTCCGAAATAACCCCAAGTGCGCGAAATACGATAAATAGAGGGACGGGTTGTTTGACTCTAGGAAGTTGAACAGCCAGTGAAAATCCAAAACCATTATTTTTGGAAGAAACCATAATATTTACTTGTTTTGGTGATATACATTTGAAATCGGGGATAGATTTTATCTCAGCACTCCACGTGTATTTTGTATTATTTTTAGATATGTTGTATACGTATATTCTATTTTCAGCGGCTCTTTCTTGTCCAATGACGGTTTTTTCTGAGCCGTTAATAATGAAATAACCTCCCGCGTCAAATTTACATTCACCTGTATTTCTATGCTCTACGTGTTTATATTGGGATAATACACATATTTTTGATTTTAACATAATAGGCAATTTCCCTATTTGAATTTTAGGCAGAGTTTTATGAAACGTTTGTGTATTTTCAAGATCAGTGCCATTACGAATGACAAATTTGATATTAATGTCTATGGTCATAGAGGACGCATATGTAAAATTACGTAAACGGGCTTCTTGAGGGAACATTAATTTTGTTGCGCCATTATTTTCGTGAATTTGGGGACGGTAAATATGGAAATTATCAAAGGTGATAAATAATTCTAGCGCGTATTTCCCCGATTTTATATCAAAATCCTGTTCCGACGCGACGCGAATGGGATTGAACATTTCTATTGTTTTAATAATTTGGTATCCTACAAAATTATTATACGATTCTATTTGATGTTGAACCAGTCTTTCAAGGTGATGACCTTTAAAATAAGACTCTATTATATTCCACGGTGTTTCAATATATGGTTCATTATTAATATCATAAGGCATATTTTCTTTTTTATCATTATCCATTTTATTTTCTTTTTCTGATTTAGGTTGACTTTGACTTTGATTATTGTCGTTCATTATATTTATTGGTACCACCATCGATCAGTTATTTTATATATCAATTTATTTTTAAATTGATTTTTACAAATATAAATAATATCTGAATTTAGAAAAAACTATGAGTTTTTATTATAAAATTGTTTTCAAATGTGTATTATAATACAAAATGTCTACAAAAAAAATAATTAAGATAAATCCGGTATTATTTAATATGGGTGGCGAAAAAACGAAAAAACAAAGAGAAAAACGTGAGAGGCCACCTCCATCGTTAATAATAAATTCAAATTCATTAAAGAAACAGTTATTAAATCGAATCAAAGAACACAAGATAAAAGAAAAATCCGAGTTAGATGAACAAAATCCAAATAAAGGTGGTATTGGAGGTGAAAAACAAGAGGAAGAGATGGATGAATTTTACGATTCTATTCATTATTTATCTAGTTTATCAAAAAAACATAAGGAAAATAATGAAAAGCTCAAGTATGATACAAATATTCAAAAAAACAGAGAAAGTTTAGCTAGAAAAACTGTAAAAAATCCGAATATTTATGTAACTCCTTCGAATAGTAACTCCGGAGTTAATTCACCACAACCACGAAGTTTTGTACAACCTGAATACTCCACTAGCGTTCCGTATTCTGGGTCTGTAACTACGCGTTCCGCTCCGTCACATCCCCTAAACCCACAAACACAGACATATCATAATACATCATCTCCTTCGACTATGCATCAAAATATGCCATTTGTAAATTTAGAATTACCGGAAGAATTAAAAGAGCCGTTTAAAACATCTGATATTAATTCATTTATAGAAGGAATTAAATTAAATTATGGTGTAGATAATTCTGTTCCATATGGCTGTTTAAAAGGTGGGGTAAAACCTACATATAGAAATTGGAATTTGACGAAAAAACATATTCCTTCTGTTCCTTCTATTCCTCAGATAGTACCCGATAAACCTGCTGTTATTTCAGAACGTGAACGTAAATTAGATATACTTAAAAATAGAATGAAAAAACAACAAGAAGACGATAAACTTGAAAAAATAATGATATCTCAGAATTTAATAACTGCTCCGAAGTCATCCAGCGACGTTCCGGAGTTTAGTTTATCACCTCCACTCAATCCGAATAAGGAAAATGAACCTAAAATTGAATCTTTTACATTAACTCCTTCAACAGTTAACTCTGGAGTTCAGTCGCTCCAAACAGACGCAAATAGAGTAGACACAAATAGAGTAGACGCAAATATAGTAGACACAAAATTAATAATAAATGATAAACCTATAGTAGAAAAACAATTTATAAAAAAAACAATAAAACGAAAATATACACTTGGTAAATCTAAATTATATAGAAAAGTATCTATTTTAATTAAAGACAAAAATACTAGAAAAAACGTTATCAACGCACATAAAGAATTAAAAAAAAAACCTATTAATGATATTAAAAAATATTTGAAAGAACACGGGTTAATAAAAGCTGGAAGCAATGCGCCAAATGATGTTGTTCGGAAAATATATGAATCATCAATGCTAACAGGTGATATTATAAATAAAAATAAAGATACATTACTGCATAATTTTTTAAGTGACGCGTCAGAAGAATTAAATAAATAATTTCTATTATAATATTAGTATAAATATAAGTATAAGTATAAGTGTAAGTATGGACAGTACCAAAAACGTATTACCTGACCACAATAGACAATTTTTTAAAGACTTAAGTGAATATTTAGATACAAAATTATATTTTTTTGGTAGTATTCAGCGACCTGATTATTTTCCTGGAAAAAGTGACATTGATATAGATATTTTTACAGACAATGAACATAGTACAATGACAAAATTACAGCACTATTTAAAAATATCAAACACCAAGTATAAAAAAATTATATGGAAATTAAAATACAGTCATAAGATCGTTTATGGACACAAAATAATGTATGATAATGTAGATAATAACATTACTGCTGAATTTTCTATATATGATGAAAAATATAAAGATGATATATTATCAGAACATTTAGGGAAATCTGAATTACCGATTCATGCGTCGATATTACTCATCATTTTAAAAAAATTATATTATGATTTCAAATTAATAAGTGATGATAATTATAAATATTTAAAGGGTAAAATTTTAACTTTTGGTATTGGTGTTCCAGAAGATCAATATGTTATTTTAGATAGTAAAAATAAAAAATAGATATTTTTAAAGGAGGTTTCGTGATAAACACATTATAAAAATCGATTAAAGAGAGAACACAATAATATATATTATAATATATTATTTTGATAAAACACAAAAATGGCTCTTATTAAAGAATGTATTCAATTAACAAAAAAATATCAAGATGAATATGGCGAAAAAACTATTGTTTTAATGCAAGTAGGTGCGTTTTTTGAGGTATATGGGTTAAAAAATAAAGATACTGATATTATTTCAGGGAGTCAAATTGAGGATTTTTCCAAGATTTGTGATTTAAATATTGCAGATAAAAAATCGTCTATAGGAAATGATACTGTTATAATGGCTGGGTTCTCTCATTATATGATTGACAAGTATCTAAAAAAATTACAGGAAGCTGGATACACTGTTGTTGTTTTTACACAAGATGAACAAAATAAAAACACCACGCGAAGTTTAGCAGGAATTTATTCACCTGGTACATATTTCTCTCCGGATTCAACACATATTACAAACAATACCACGTGCATATGGATAAATGTTATAGAATCGATAACTAGTTCAAAATATTTCGCAAAAACAGCACAAGCAACAACAACAGTAACAAAACAAAAAAATAATAAAATGGTATACGTTGGTTTGGCAAATATAGACGTATATACCGGGAAAACATCTATTTTTGAATGTAAAGAAACATACATTAATAATCCAACCACATTCGATGAATTAGAGCGGTTTATATCTATTTATAATCCTAGCGAGGTAATCATAATTGCAAACGTTTCTAATAAAGAAATAGATGATATAATTAGTTATGGAAATATTCAAAGTAAGAGTATTCACAAAATAAATGTAACAGATCAGCAACAACAACAAAATAATACTGAAATGATAAATCGAGTATTAAATAGTGAAAAACAAAATTATCAAAAAATGATATTAGAAAAGTTTTATAAAATATTAGATTTTGATGTATTTTCACAAAATTTCTATGAAAACGCCATTGCAACCCAAGCTTTTTGTTTTTTGCTTGATTTTATTTATCAACACAATCCAAACTTGGTAAATAAAATTAGTGAACCCAAATTTGAAAATTGTTCTGACCGATTAATATTGGCAAATCATTCTCTAAAACAATTGAATATTATCGATGATAATAATTATACGGGTAAATATTCGTCCGTTGAGAAAATGTTGAATATTTGTATTACATCAATGGGAAAGCGCAAATTTACATATAATTTATTAAATCCTACTACAAATACAATATATTTACAAAGAGAATATGATATAACTGAACATATGCTTATACAATATTCTAAATACGAAATTTTTAAAAATAAATTAAGTGTTATAAAAGACATTTCAAAAATTGTTCGGCAAATTGTGATGAAAAAAATATCACCTAGTTCATTTTTTCAATTATATAAGAATTTACATACGATTAAAGAAATATATTCCGTGGCTGAGAACGATAACGTATTGAATGAATATCTAAATACGACAACAACAAATAAATATGTAAACAATGAACAAATTGTAGTATTTTGTAATAAATTAATCGTGTTTTTAGATAAAAACTTGGTCATTACATTATGTGAAGATTTGGATACGTGTCAACAATTTGAAACAAATTTCTTTAAAAACGGTGTAGATAAAGAATTAGACGAAAAAACAACGTGTTTAACCGAGTCAAATAATAAATTGGAATCGATTCGTCAATATTTTAATAATTGTATTTTAAAATATGAAAAAAACACAAAAACAACAGATTATGTAAAAATTCACGAAACAGAAAAAAATAATTTTAGTTTATTGGCCACCAAGAGACGCTGTAATATTTTGAAACAGATTTTTACAACAACTATGGGAGAAGGTGATTATAAGGGCGTTTTATTAAATTATGTGTCATCATCCGAAGATTCACATACATTTTTATTCAAATCATCTCTTTCTCAAATAAAATTTGAAACACAAAGCGCAAGTAATGATTGTATTTCTAGCTCTCAAATTGATGAAATATGTAAAAATATATCTACTATAAAAATTCAAATGAAAGATATATTGACTACAACATATCTAACATTTCTAGAAAAAATGGAAACATTTGAAGACGAATTCGATACTATTATAGAATTCATTACTTCTATTGATGTAATATTCGCAAAGGCTACAATTGCGAAAAAGTATAATTATTGTAAGCCTACATTGGTGAACGCAGATAAATCATTTGTAAATGCACAAAATATGCGTCATTGTTTAATTGAACATCTTCAACAAAATGAATTATATATATCAAATGACATTTCTCTGGGAACTCCTGACACGTCTGTAGATGGCGTTTTATTATACGGGACAAACGCAGTAGGTAAAACCAGTTTTATTCGATCATTAGGTATAGCGGTCATTATGGCGCAAGCGGGACTATATGTTCCCTGTAGTTCGTTTCATTTTCAACCGTATAAATATATTTTTACGCGAATTTTGGGGAATGATAATATTTTCAAAGGTCTCTCTACTTTTGCAGTTGAAATGTCTGAACTAAGAACGATTTTACGATTGGCTGATGATAAAAGTTTGGTTTTAGGAGATGAATTATGTTCAGGAACAGAAAGTATTTCAGCGGTTAGTATTTTTGTTGCCGGAATACAAAATTTACATAAAAAAGGTAGTAGTTTTATTTTCGCAACTCATTTACACGAAATCATTCATTATGAAGAAATTATGAGTATAGAAACGGTTGTATTAAAACATATGGCTGTTATTTATGATAGAGCAAAAGATGTATTAGTATATGATAGAAAATTGAGAGATGGACCTGGAGACAATATGTATGGTTTGGAAGTTTGTCGGTCACTTAATTTACCTGAGGATTTTTTAAATAGTGCACATAATATTCGAATGAAATATAATCCTGGATCGAATAGTGTTCTTTCTTTTAAATCGTCACATTATAACGCAAAAAAAATAGTAGGAATATGTGAACTATGTAAAATAGAAATGGGTTCTGAAGTTCATCATTTACAGCATCAGAGAGACGCAAATGAGGATGGAAATATAATAAATAACGAAAAAAATATGATTTTTCAAAAAAATAATATAGCTAATTTAATGACATTATGTGAAGCGTGTCATACAAAAATTCACAAAGAAACCGGGACACATAAAAAAGTGAAGACAAGTAAAGGAGTACAACTCGAACTCATTTGATAGTCGTCTCAGGAGTTCTATCACTGACATTGTAAATACAAGTTGCACCAGAATACAGAATACAAAATCTTCAAATGTGTAAATATTTTGACAAAATAATAAAATAATAATATAATATAAAATAAATGTTTGCTATTATATCAAAAAATTATGCAAATATAACTCTTACAATTATTGTTATTTTGGCGTGTGTTTCAGTAGTTATTTTTAATCATAATAGATTAATAAACCACTATATTAAGAAACAAATAAATGATGCTGGTATAGAAGGCATGACAATACCCAGTTTAGATTTTTCACCGGATACTAGTTTTTGTAACAAATATCAACGTAATCCTAATAGTTTAGAAGGTGCGTGTAAGAATTTAACAAATGAAAATTGCAAGATGAGTAGTTGTTGTGTATTGGTAAATGGGTCAAAATGTTCTGCTGGTGGAGCATCTGGTCCGATATATAACACGGGTGACAATGGGCAACCAATGCAGTTAGATAACTATTATTATAAAAATAAATGTTATGGGACAAAATGTTAACACTTCTTCATTCAAGTTCTAGAGTTTCAATAAAAATTGATTCGAAAATAAAGAATATAAATAAATATAACAATTGAATATAAGGAATGATTATACCAATAAAATGCTTTACGTGTGGGACCGTTATTGCGGACAAATATCGTTATTATTTAGAGGAAGTTAGAAAAAGAAAATTAGCAAAGGACATGGATGTAGATAAAGTGTTATATTTAACAAAAGAATTTATTGAAAAAACACCAGAAGGTGAAGTGATGGATGAATTAGGTTTAACAAAAATGTGTTGCCGAAGACATCTTCTTACCCACGTTGATATTGAATAATTTCTTTGTATAATATATATGGGGAAAAGTCTTAGAAAAAATAAAAAATCGGGAAAACGAATGGGTGGAAGAAAAACCCAAAAAATATGGAGAATGAAGGGATGTGCTCATAATAAACGTACAAAATGTGTCAGTTGTTTAAGACGAAGACTGCGTAGAGGCGGAGAATGTGGTTGTGATAAAATATTCACTGGTGGAAGAGAATATTCGACTTCATCTAGTCAACGAAGATCAAGTAAACGAGGAGCAAGTCAACGAGCAGGAAGTCAACGAGCAGGTTGTGGATGTGGTTTAGGAACTCAATCGGGTGGTTCTTCAAATAGTGCGTTAATAGGTAACCCTTGGACTGCAGATATATCCAATTGGCCTGGGGTACAAGGTGTTCCTGGTGTAAGTAATCATTATAACTTGAATGAATATAAATCATTTGATCCTCAAACCCAAATGGGATCAGAAAGAGCACAATACGGAGGCACAAGAAAAAACAAAAGAGGTGGAGGATTAATACCACAAGATTTAGTAAATATGGGTAGAAATATGATGTTTGGGGTTGGTAGTGCGTATAATTCACTTAGTGGGTATCAAGCACCAGTAAATCCATTACCATATAAAAATCAATTAATGAATACCAACCCATCTAGAACTTTAGGATATTAAAATAGTAAAATAGTAAAATAGTAAAATATTTATTTATTCATAAATAAATATATTCAACGGTATATTCAATATATTAATAATAGTATTTTTTTCTATTATTATATCATAATGGCATTTCCAAGAAAGCTTAGAGAATTATGCACTCCTGCATTCATATATTTTATTATTTCAATGATTGGAATAGTCGGGTCTATTTTGCAAAATATAGGTAATAGAAATAGATATAGTTTAGGATCATTCTCAACTCGTGTTCCAAGTACAACTCTAGTGTTTGTTGTGAAACTGATATATATCTTTTTCTGGACATGGATTTTGAATTTGATGTGTAAAGATGGTCATAAAGAAATCGCCTGGTTTTTGGTTCTTATTCCCTTTATTTTATTATTTGTTGTTATGGGATTGGTTATGGTTGATCCTATGATGGAAGGATTTTCTGGACCACCTTTAACCGCAGAAGAGGGAGAAAAGGCAAAAAATGCTGGATGGATGCCTCCAAACCCAACAACAAATAACTCCGCGATGGGTGGAAGTGTTCCTGCAATGGGTGGAAGTGTTCCTGCAATGGGTGGAAGTGTTCCTGCAATGGGTGGAAGTGTTCCTGCAATGGGTAGATCCACACCCACTATACCTTTAGGAGGTAATAATAATGTAGCAGGAATGCCTCAAAAAATGTCTCAAAATCAATATGAAGTAATACCACCACCAATATATCCAGATACACTTCAATAAATTGCACCTATATGGAGCGATGTGTAACCTTAAGCAAAAGAGTTAGTGAAGGATTCGAATAGTAATTAGTCGAATAAATCCATTTATAATAGATAATCCCCGCCCAAATAAAAATATTTTTATATTATATATATAAATGTCTAATACAAAAATAAAAAATGGGACTTGTTACGAAAAAAACGGTTGGTTGTATATTTCTGTAAGCGGTAATCAAAAAGACCGAGGATACACATATGGGTATTACTGCGCAAAAGAATTCAAAAAAATACAAGAAATGTTGAAATATGTTTGTTACAACGATTTTGGTGAACCGTGGGAATTTTTTATAGAAGCAACAAAACGAGAGTTTAAGGATAAAATAATGGAACATTTTCCAGAATTTTACGAAGAAATTGAAGGTATTGCTGCCGGATGTACAGCAGGTGGTACAAAAACGACTGTAGATGAAATATTAGCTTGGAATAATTCCATTACTTTATTTGATTATTGGTATGGACATCAACAAGGTGAATCCGGAGCACCTGGTGGGAGAGAAGGAGGCGCAGCAGATAAATGTAGTGCATTTATAGCGGTGGGTGATTATACCGAAGATGGTAAAATTGTAGTCGCACATAATAGTTTCACTAATTTTATTGATGGGCAGTATATGAGATGTATTCTAGATGTAAATCCAACAAAAGGACATCGATTTTTGATGCAAACATCCGCGTGTTGGATATGGAGTGGCACCGACTTTTTTGTTACAAGTAAAGGCATTATTGGAACAGAAACAACTATCGGTGGATTTAACGTATATGAAAATAATTTACCGATTGCGTTTAGAATCAGACAGGCCATGCAATATGGTGACACATTGGACGATTATGTTAAAATATTACTAGACGGCAATTCAGGCGATTATGCAAATTCGTGGTTGTTTGGGGATGTAAATACAAATGAAATCTTGCGTATAGAATTAGGCTTAAAATATCATAATGTAGAAAGAACAAAAAATGGTTATTTTGTAGGATTTAACGCGACATATGACCCGCGTATTCGCAATAAAGAATGTAGTAATACCGGGTTTGATGATTTGAGACGTCACCAAGGAGCAAGAAAAGTGCGTTTAGTAGATGTAATGGAAGAAAATAAAGGTAAATTGAATTTAGAAATGGCTTTGAGATTAATTGCCGATCATCACGACACATATTTAGATAAAATCAATCCGTGTTCAAGAACAATATGTTCACATTACGAATTAGACGCCCGCGAATATATGTCTGATCCAAGTAGACCAAAGCCGTATGCTCCCCGAGGCGCTGTTGATGGTTGCGCGTGTGATTCAACTATGATAAAAAATATGTCATTTATGGGTAGATGGGGGAATTCTTGCGGATTACCATTTATTGCGAGTGATTTTTGCGATAAACGTCGTATATGGGCTCATTTAAAACCATATTTACACGATAGACCATCACAACCGTGGACAGTATTTACTATAACAAATTCATATAACAAAACAAATAAAATCGCAAATAAAAAAACAATAAAATTAAAACCAAAAATGAATCTATTGACGAAAACACGCAAAAATAAGACATCACCTTCATCAGATACAACAACATCATCAGATACAACAACAACAAGAACACCAAAATAAAATAATTAATATTATTATTATTATTATTATTATTATTATTATGGTATTCAACATAATAATTATACAAAAATATAAAAATACAATAATACATTAATACAAAATAATATTAATATACAAAATAATATTAATATACAAAATAATATTATAAAAAAATATGATTAATAATATAATATGGAAGACATTTCTTGGAAATTAATCGATAAATATTTTAAAGACACCCCGTATAATTTAGTTGCTCATCATTTAGACTCGTATAACGATTTTTTTAATACTGGAATAAATAGAATTTTTCGCGAAAATAATCCAATTCGATTTATTGAACGTGAAGAAGAAGGGAATGAAAATCGCAACCAAAGCTTATTATATTTAGGTGGAAAAGACGGTAACAAAATATATTTTGGGAAACCAGTTATTTATGATGATAATTACACACATTATATGTATCCAAATGATGCAAGATTGCGAAATATGACATATGGAATCACAATTCATTATGATGTTGATGTTGAATTTATATATTATGAAAATGGTGAAAAAAAGGAACACACTGTAACTTTAGAAAAAATATTTCTTGGACGGTTCCCCATTATGCTTCATTCAAATTTATGTGTGTTAAATACATTATCAACGGAAGTTAGATTTAATATGGGTGAATGTCGTAATGATTTTGGCGGTTATTTTATTATTGATGGAAAAGAAAAGGTTATTATTAGTCAAGAAAAATTCGCAGATAATATGCTTTATATTCGCGTGAATAAAGAGGACAACACTTATAGCCATTCTGCAGAAATACGATCTGTATCTGAAGACGCGTCTAAGCCTATACGTACATCTGCAGTTAAAATTGTTGCGCCATCACCATCCTTATCAAATAATCAAATTGTTGTATTAGTACCCAATGTCAAAAAACCCGTCCCCCTTTTCATTTTAATGCGAGCATTAGGAGTATTATCTGATAAAAGTATCATAGAATATTGTTTATTAGACTTGAACAATAATAAAGCTTACATTGATTTGTTTATACCATCTGTACACGACGCAAATAAAATATTTAATCAGGAAACCGCTCTACGATTTATTGCTTCATTTACGAAACGTGGAACTATTAGTGGTGTATTAGATATTTTGATGAATTATTTTTTACCACATATTGGTAGTGATAATTTTTTAGATAAAGCGTATTTCATTGGGTACATGACAACACGATTATTGCGTGTTTTTACCAAAGAACAAAATCCGACTGATAGAGATAGTTTCCGTTTTAAACGTGTGGAGTTATCTGGTTCTCTCGTATATGACCTTTTCAGAGAGTATTATTTGATTCAAAAAAGAGAAATTGCTCTAAAAATTGATAATGAATACTACTATCATAAGGGAAAATATCGAGAAGATTTTTGTAGTTTGGTAGAAACCAATTACCGAGATTTTTTTAAAGAGAGAACTATCGAATCGGGGGTTAGAAAAGCATTTAAAGGAAATTGGGGGGCGGAAGCACATACAAAACGAATAGGGGTCATTCAAGATTTAAATAGATTATCGTGGAATTCTTTTATCTCTCAATTACGCAAATTTAATTTACCTTTAGATGCGAGTGCAAAGGTAGTTGGTCCGCGTTTACTACATTCATCGCAGTGGGGATATATCGATCCGGTAGATACACCAGATGGAGGAAATATTGGTCTGCATAAACATATGGCAATTAGTACAGTTGTTACAAATGGTTATTCATCCCACCCCATTATAAAGTGGTTGCGTGCGAAAACCACTATGCGAATTTTACAAGAATGTAGTTCAATATTATTGGGTTCTTCCACCAAGATAATGGTAAATGGTGCGTGGATAGGTATTATTGATAATCCAATTGAGACCATAAGTATGATGAAAATGTTTCGTCGTAATGGGTTAATACCTGCTTATACCAGTATTTTCTTTCAATTTGAAAGCAATGAAATATATATTTATACCGACGCTGGGAGATTGACACGACCGATATACTATATAGATCAAGGAAAAGTAAGCTACAATAGGCGTGAAATTATAGATATTATTAATAGTGGAAAATTTACGTGGTCTCAAGCGATTACAGGATTTAAAGAAAAATCGGATGAATCATATAGTATAAAAAATAATAAAATATATGATATTGATGAATTGTATAATGGGTTAAAAAGTATTGAAATGATTGAAAAAGAATTTAATGAAAATAGATCGGTTATAGAATATATTGATACATCTGAAGAAGAAGGACTTTTAATTGCAACGCGACCAGATGACTTAAAAAAGAGTAAATATTATACGCATATTGAAATTGATCCGTCTCTCATATTGGGTATATTGGGTAATTTGGTTATTTATACTGAAAATAATCCCCTACCTCGTAATTCTTTTTCTTGTGGTCAAAGCAAACAAGCTGTGTCAGTGTATCATTCAAATTATCAGATGCGTATTGATAAAATGGGTGTTATTTTAAATTATGGACAAACCCCCCTTATAAAATCGAAATATTTAGAATATGTAAATAAAGAACAACAGCCTTATGGTGTAAACGCCATTGTGGCTATTATGTCTTATACTGGGTATAATGTAGAAGATGCTATTTTAATTAATCAAGGTGCAATCAATCGAGGATTGTTTCGAACAACATATTATTCAATGTATGAAGCGAGAGAAGAAAGTTCAAAAATATCTGGTTCAACCGCGAATTCACAATTTGCTGACGTTTCTACAAAAAATGTTGTTGGAATTAAACCTGGCTATGATTATAGTCATTTAGATAAATGGGGTGTTATTAAAGAAAATACGGCGCTTGATGACAAAATTGTGGTGATTGGAAAGGTAACCTCAAATTCTATTGACTCGGATGTGGTTGTTGATTCATCTGTATTTCCTAAAAAAGGACAATTAGGATTTGTCGATAAATCATTTATTACGGAAGGAGAAGAGGGGACAAGAATTGCTAAAATTCGTGTTCGCGAAGAACGTGTACCCGCAATTGGCGATAAAATGGCTTCAAGAGCTGGTCAAAAGGGAACTTTAGGTCTCATTATTCCCGAGGAAGATATGCCGTTTACTGCGGATGGTATTCGTCCCGACTTAATTATTAATCCGCACGCGTTACCATCACGTATGACCATCGGTCAATTAATTGAAGCCTTATTTGGGAAAGCGTGCACGGTTTATGGTGGATATGGGGATTGTACTTCTTTTGCGTCAAAAGGTCCGAATACCGATGTATATGGTGCGATGTTAGTAAATGCGGGATATCATAGTAGTGGGAATCAAGTATTGTATAATGGAATGACGGGGGAGCAACTTTATTCCGATATTTATATCGGTCCAACATATTATATGCGTTTGAAGCATATGGTAAAAGATAAAATCAATTACCGAGCCTTGGGACCTAGAACAATGTTAACTAGACAAACGGTTCAAGGTAGAGCAAATGATGGTGGGTTACGTATAGGTGAAATGGAACGCGACGGAATTATGGCGCACGGAGCATCGGCATTTTTGAATGAATCATACATGATACGAGGAGATGAATATTTTATGGCGGTATGTAATAAAACAGGAGCTATTGCGGTTTATAATGATTCATTGAATTTATTTATGAGTCCTTTTGCGGATGGACCTGTTACATTTAATACAACCATTGATGGAAAAATGAATATTAAAAATGTAAGTAAATTTGGTCGTTCATTTAGTATTGTTCGTGTGCCGTATGCGCTTAAGTTATTAATTCAAGAACTGCAAGTTATGAATGTTCAAATGAGAATTATAACGGAAGATAATGTTGAACAATTAATGAGTTTGTCTTATTCAAATAATGTGAATAAACTATTGAATTTTGACAATCCAGATACTAAAATAGTGTATAATAAATATACTCGAGATATACGTGATCGTGTAATGAAAGAAGTTGAAAAGGAAGAAGAGAAGGGGAAAAAGAAGAAACAAGTTATAACACCCGTTTCAGAAGAATCTGTTGAGGTGAGTCCGCAGTACGCACAAACCAGTCCAGCATATAATCCAGAAAGTCCAGTATATAACCCCAATGAATCAGAAAGTCCAGTATATAATCCAAACAGTCCAGTTTATAACCCCAATGAACCAGAAAGTCCAGTATATAATCCAAACAGTCCAGTCTATAATCCAAATAGTCCGGTCTATAATCCAAACAGTCCCGTCTATAACCCAAATAGTCCCGTCTATAACCCAAATAGTCCGGTCTATAATCCATACAGTGATGGAACGACTCCGCCATACGCACAAACAAGTCCGACATATAATCCACACGGTGAAGACTCGAATACAAATATTAAAATAAGTAATCCAGAAATAAAAGCACAATATGATGCCCTGTCTGATCAAGATAAAGCAACTGTATCCAAAATAATAAATGAACAAAAAACAAAACAAGAAGAATCCGCATTAGGTAAATTAATAACAAATCCAATTATCCCAGAAGATAAAGTTACTTCTATTTTACGTGTTGAAGAAGAAAAGGAAGAAAAGGAAGAAAATGAAGACAAAGAAAAGGAAGAAAATAATTCTAGCTCTAATTCTAGTTCTAGCTCTAATTCATCGGAAACAAAAAAAGTAAAAATACAACTGTAATAAAAAAAATATCAAATAAAAATATCAAATAAAAATATCAAATAAAATTGAAACATAAATAAAAGGATAATGTGTTATATATAATTATAATGGCGACGCAAAACTCAAGTAGCTTAATTTCCTCGGTATGTAAATCAAGAAAAATAATATTAGAATTAATGGAAAAACAGGGGTATATAACGGATGAATACTCAAATTTTAGTGTTAATGAAGTTAATTCTATGTTTCAAAATAAACAACTTGATATGCTTTTAGAAAAAGAAAAACCCGCTCCTGGGTCGGATAGAAAAAATAAAATATATATTCGTTATTATTTAGCGAAAACTCTTCGCCCCCAAAATATTCAAGAAATAATTGATGATCTATTTAATTTGGAAGAAATTTTAACAAAAAATGACACATTAATGATTATTGTGAAAGATGATATGAATGAGACTCTTATTAATTTATTAAAACATATATGGGAACAAGATGGAATTTTAATTGTCATTCAAAGTATTAAGAGACTGCAATATAATATATTAAATCATACATTGGTTCCTGAACATAGATTATTAACAACTGATGAAGTTAACGAAATAAAACTAAAGTATAATATAGTAGATAATACACAATTTCCGGATATTTCTCGATTTGATCCAGTTGCTCAAATTATTGGTATTCGACCAGGTCAAGTATGTGAAATAATTAGACCAAGTAAAACAGCGATAAATAGTTTTTATTACAGAATTTGTGTTTAGAATGGAGGTTTAGAAAAATAATATTCACAAGTAAATATAACAACTATTAATATTATTATTAATGACTACTCCTACAGATTTTAGTAATAATATACATACATATTCAACCAAATTTCCAGGAATTTTAGATAATTTTATACAAGCATTTAAAAATCATCTTAAAAGTCCATCAGATACATCTACAACATCAATATATGGAGCATCTGAATCTAATTTACACGGTATAATATCTGATTTATTTGTCACTACAAATAATATACAAAACCAAATCAATGGTAAGAATACAATATTATCTACATTAGCAACTAAAATAGATGATGAGTTAGTGAAACAAACAACATTGAATGAAAAACTCAAACAAATAGAAGGAAATAATAATGGAGCAGCTGAAATGATCGATAATACACTAGAAATATATAAATCTCAATATACTTCTAATATTTTGATAATATTAGGAATTTTTTTAACTTTATGGTTATTATTTACTATTTTCAAAAAACAACCTGTTAATTTTGTGCCGACGCAACAATAATATCGTTAATTAATCATAATACATTTTCTATATGTAAATTATAGAAAATATATACAGAAAATGTATAATATATTTACTGAGTTAGCAAGTAAATTATATACCGGTAACAAAAATTATTCTAATTCCTCCTATTCCAATTCCTATTTCAATTCCAAATCTAATAAAACTGTAATAATACCAAATTCACAATATCAATTAAGCAAAGAAATAAAATGTACATTATTGTTACCATATACCAATAAATGTATTAAACCCAATAAAATAAATAATCAAATAACGAAAATAGTAAATGATTATCATATGAAAAATAATAAAAATAATAAAAATAATAAAAATAATGATTTTGTTACAGGAACAAAAATCGTCATTTTAGGATCATTCACATTATTTTGCTTTTATTTGTTTAACAAACGTAAATAAAATTATATATATAATATATAATATAATAAACACATGGGAGATGAAGATATAGTAAACGCTGGTATAATAAAGATAGAAGCATTAGAATTACAATTCAAAAATACATTAGTATTGTATAAACAAGCATATTTAGATTATATTGGTTCTATAAAGATGCCTCCAAGTGAACCATATTTAATACAACCAAACAGTATATATGTATCATATGATCAAACTTTATCTCAAGCTCCAACTCCACTATCTATAAATAATACCAGTACAAGTGCTGAGTTATGTAAAGCAGTATGTGCTGGTAATAATCAATGTAAGGGTGCATTATATAATAGTTCTCCTGGTGTAGGTGAGAATAACTGTGCTATATATAATACCCCTGGTTTGATACGAAAAATTACTAGTCCAGTAGGAAAATTTTCAGCAATAATTAAAAAACAACAAAATTATTTGAATAATATATTACTATATAATGCGCAACTAATTCAATTAAATCAACAAATAAATGATGCGGTTACTACAATTGGACCTAGTATACAGACAATAACAACAACAAGAGGATCAAAAAAAACAGAATTATCCACCAATTATACGAAGTTATTAGGCGAAAAAACACAAATTGATAAGCTGATAAAAGATACTATTAATGTTGATAATAAATATCAGGATACATCTATTATAGTTGAACAATCAAACTCTGTATACATGATGTGGGTAATAATTACAGTTGCTGTTATTTTATTTACAATTAAATTAGTAGTATTTCCAGAAATAAATTTTTCATTGAAGTATATTTTTATTTATATTTTAGGAGTATTAATAATATTATTAACATATCATTTAAATTATCCCGGAGCTTTTATGCTATGGGGTATAATAATACTAGGTATAATATTTACGATTTTTGGAATTTTACCAGTAAAATAGAAAATATTCTTGAAATTATGAAATTAGGAAATTAGAAAAAATAACATTAAAATATCAATGTTATTTTTTTGTCGTTCTAATATAGTAATAATGAACGATTATTCTGAAAATAACTTATCAGAAACATTAAGACAAGGAATAAAGTTTAAAAAAGGACAAACCAAAATAATTAATAAAACAGAAAAAAAAATGGGAAACCGTCAAGAATCGGAATCTATTATAGAAAAATTTGGTAATTATATAGAAGATTCTGAAGCACTTAGAAATGATGAATATTTTAAACAACATAAAATGGATGAACTTAAACAATTACAAACAGATTTTAAAAATACTTTAGCAGTATATGACGCACTTCAATCTGGAATATTGAGTAAATCGAAAGAATATATTCAAACATCTAATTCTCCCTATTTAAATAAAAATATTAAATTTCCAAATGGAGAAATTGATTATGTAACTGCTTCTGGTGTAAGAAAAAAATATTCAACCACATCTATATTAAACGCAACCGCGGGAAAAAATGGTTGTCCTGCTGCGACCGAACTAACAACACTCAATTCAAATGATATTCCGGCCGGAATCCAATTGGGTTCAGATATGATTCAAGAACAATCGTGTGGAAATGAAGGAAAAAACGTCCGTGTTACAGCTACAGTAAATAATAGTACGACTAATTATATTGGTTGTTATAAAGATAATCCAAATAGAGCCATGTCAAATAGTATGACGAATGAGTCCAATAATTATTCATATGAAACGTGCAAGGACGCAGCAACATCTAGTGGATATAAATATTTTGGACTACAAAATGTATCGGCTGATGGTAAAGCACAATGTTTTGTTAGTAATAATTTAATTCAATCGCAACAGTATGGCGTATCAACTACACAAAATCAAGTAGTTTTATGGTCTAGCAATACAGGAAATGGACAAAAAAATGTTGCTAAATTAACAAGATCTGGAACCCTTACAATTACTTCTCCTAGTGGCAATGTTTTATATACATCACCAAATGCTCCTGGTGATTGTCAAAATGAAGGAAAAATTAATTCAATTGTTGCAACATATGGAGGGAATTGTAATGGAAAACCGTTGTGGGTTGATTGTGGCGGATTCCAGTCCTTCAACTTCAACCCCTTCGCAGGCGGATTCAACAATCCGGGCACTTACACTGTACCATATGGAAATGCAACTAATTTAATAACTCCTTTAGCAAATCAGAATCCAATTGGTTTTAATTATATTGCCGCAAATGGTTTTAACAGTGATCCAGCGGTTTGTTGTAATAAAAAATTTGATTATTCATATAAATGTGGGAATGTTACTAAATCGGGTCGTGTTAATGCTGGCCAAAATATTAATTTTAATTGTATGAATGAAAATGCTAAATGTGTTTTTTTCTTAATGTTACAAGATGATGGAAATATGTGTATATACCGAGGTTCCGGCCCAACCAATAATAAAGGACTTATATGGTCTACATCAACAAATGGGAAACAGAAGAATCCAAATCCTATCTGGTCCGCATTAAAAGGAAAATCAAAAACGAATTATATAAATTCGGATATGACATTAAATCCGGGCGAATTTATAGGATCTACAAATGGTTCACTGGCTTTACACATGTTGAGCGATGGTAATTTAGTATTATACACAAGTCAACCTATAAGTAATTGCTCTGTAAAAAGTGATGGATATCAATATGGAGGTGGATGGACAAACGCAATATATAGTATCGTTGAACAAGGGTATCCTTCATTACTTGGTAAAGTTGGATATGTAAATAAAGACGCGGTATTATCAGAATATCCAAGTACAATGTTGAACGCAGATGGTTCAATTAAAAATTCATCATCCTCTTGTAGTAAAGATATTCAAAATATTGATAGTATTAAATGGAAAAATTATACCAAAAATAATACTCAAATGTCTCCAACTACAGTTTGCGGATTAAGTAAAGAGTTGGATACTGATAAAACGAGATTGGATGAATTGCGTGTCACATTAGGTGAATATGCATCCAAAATTATAAAAAATATAAGTTATTTAGAATCATTGAATATAGATATTATTCGACAAATGGGAATAGATAAAACAACATTTAACCAAAATGTACAAACATATAAAAAATATAATGATGAATTTTCAAGATATATAACGAATGATGTAAAAAATATTAATGGCATATTATCAGATAGTGATATTGTGACTTCATACGAAAATTATAGTTATATGATTTGGAGTATTTTAGCTATATCAGCATTATTAATAACATTGAAATTTATACGAAAATAAGTAAACAAAATAAGTAAATAAAATAATATAATATATTATCTTATTATATTCTATATAAATGGGTATTGCTGAAATTCAAGCACAAAATACACAAACATTGACAGATATTCAAGATCTTCAAACAATTGAAACAGAATTATTCACTACTTTAGAAACAGGTATGACTAATAATTCTTTATCAACTGTTCAAAAACAATCTATTCTTGATAAAATTTCCCAAATTTCAAATATGAGGTCACAATTATATAATAATATAAATAAGACTCAATCATTTTTTCAAGATAATGCAACTTTTGCGTCAACTACACTTGGGGATCAAGTCGATACTATTAAAATTGTTGAAAGTGAATTAACCGAATCAAAAAAACGATACAAACATATTCAAGAGGATAAATACAATAAATTAAGACAAGTTGAAATAAATACATATTATGGTGATAAATATAACAATCATTCAAATATATTGAAAATAGTTATTTTTATTTGTATTATAATTATTATTGTATCTCTTTTAGCTAATTATGGTATAATTTCACAAGACATTTATTACTATTTATTTATTATTATTATGTCAGTTGGAATTATATACATCGGGTGGTTAATATTAGAAGCAATGTCACACGATAATATGAATTATCAAGAATATAGTTGGGATAAATACCCGCCTACGTCACCTCCCGCAGTAGATAATAGTATTGCTGGCAAAGCTAGAGATCCCTGGGCGACTATAGGATTAACATGTATTGGACAAGATTGTTGTGATACCGATTTTACATATGTCCCTGATCCTGCAAATAAATGTATATCTAATTCAAATTTACCATCGGGGGTTAGTCCGTATGTTCCACCAACTTCTTCTAGTGAATCATCCGCTTCAATATAAATATTTTTTATATAAATCCATTAAAATGTTCAACTGTGTAAAAATTAATAATAGTATATTATAATGGGTTCCACACAAAGTCAAACAGCACAATCTGTTGAAAGTAAAATAGCGGCAGCAAATTCAATGGCTCAACAAGCATCTAACGCATTAATATGTGGTCCAGATTGTCAACAGCGTAATACAGAAGCTACTCTTAGACAGCAATATACTGATGCTTCCACTAATATAATTACTGCGCCAGCAAAATTAATACAAGCTGAAAAAAATTACTATACATTTACAGGAAGCCACGGGGGTGAAACATATAATACGTTTTTGGACGGTAAATATCAAAAAATTGCAGACGATCTTAAAACCGATATAAATAGTAATTTTGGAGATGAAATTACGGCAGCAATAGGATTAAATAATACTTATAATACATTGTATATAAATTATCAAAATATACAAGATAGGTTTGACAATTTACATCAAGAAAATATTGATATAGATAATCAGATAAAATTATTAACATCTGACATGATTACAAATGATCGTAAATCATTTTATGAAATGCAAGGATATGATAATTTAACTGGATGGTATAAATTCTTTCTGTGGATTTATATTATTTTAGTAGTAGCATTTTTTATTGCGTGTTTTTTTGTAAATAGTGGATATTCAAATACACGTAAGTTTTTGATTCTTATTGCGCTAATAATATATCCATTCGTTATACATATTATTGTATTATTATTATTAAAATATGGAAAATATTTGTATTCTTTTATAGTACCGAAAAACGCACATATCGATATTCATAAATCGACACATTAGAATGAGAAAAAAACGTTAGCTATAACGCATACGTTTTCTTCCAAAATAATATGGTTTTAACTAAACGATATTATTCATATAACTCCTTCGACAATTAATTATTCAAATTATCTATCTCGTTATTATTATTTATTTTTGAGTATATAATTTCGACATTATTCCACCCATCACTACATTTTCCGAATTTTTTATCCATATATTCACATAATTCAATACCTTTTGGAACCTGTTTTGATCCCTGTTGTTCTTGAAACCAGCATTTAAATTGCTCACATAATTCCCTTTTATTAATTTTCTTACCTTCACATTTACCAACCATCTCATTCACAAATCCAGAAATATGGTCTTGGCCTTGACGATATTTCTTCGACGCACTCATCACCATATCACAATCCTTTACAATTCCTTGTGATTCAAACGCAATATTAATTAACATACTTGCGAATATTGGAGCCCATAATGGTAATTTTTCATCTTTTAATAAAGGATCTTGTAAATATTCATATGGTGTTTCACTATTAGCTGCCATTTCTGCAACAAATTTTGACATAAATTCTACAATTCGAATACGTCTCCATGTACCATCATCATTACTCACAATTTTGAATAACGTATTTGTACACACAACTAAACTAAATTGAGGTGTAAATGTCTCACTTTCTTGATACAATGCTCGGGCTTGTAGAGAATCTCCACCAGTTAGCTGTTTCATCATTCCTTCGTTAATTTGTGCGTCTTTAGATGGTTCTTCCATATGAGCATACCGTACTCCTTTTAATTGCATAATTTCAGATGATGTAGAACCAAGATTGACTCGTTTATCTGTAACGAGTGTTACTGGAACTGAACCACAATATTCGCCCAATGTTTTTTTCATTAAATCGATTAATAATGATTTTCCATTACTTCCATTTCCACGGTAAATATTAAAAGTTTGATTTATGTTTTCTCCTATTAATGTTGACGCTAAATGACTCCACATATATTTATTAAGAGACTCTATCGGAAATAATTTCTCCATAAATAATGTTATTTGATTCATTGTATCTTTGTGAGCTGATTTATCAATTTCGACATATGGGATGTTAGTGCATTTTGTTATATAATCCTGGGGATACCCATCTCGAAATACTTTATTTTTAAAATCTATTACACCATTAGTAAAACACATTAAATATTTATTTTCATCCATTTTTTTAACAAACTCCACATCGTGGAATATTTCTGCTGCTTCTTTAAAAATATTTGTTTTATCAGTTGTTCTTTTAAATTTCAGTGATAGCTCACTTATATGTTTTGATCTTTTATTTAAATCATCATATCTTTTATCATTCGTATCAAATTGATTCATTTCAGAAACGGTTTCCGTTAATACTGATTGATATAAAGTAAACATTTCTCTGGATATTGCCAACCTTAATGAATTTCCCATATCTTTTTCCCAATGATGATCTTTATACACATACCATATCTTATTCATGTAATTAGAACAAACATATTTGTCCTTAAACATTTGATATAATACCATTGCGAAATCATACTCAGTTGGACTTGTTAATGTTAATTCTATGTAATATTTAATCGTGCTTCTTTGAACTTTTATAAATTCAGCATTTGCAAATTGCTTTGCCCAATACATAATAGATCGTTTTGTAACGCCATTTGGTTTATTTTTAAAATGCTTGTTCCAATTATTATACAATTCTGGTATTGTACCATAATCAAAATCAGGTGCTTTACTTCGTAACATTATCCAAGATAAGAATAGTCGTTCATCTGTATGTTTTAACGCAAACGCAACCTTTCTATTATTCAAATGAGAACCTGGTTCCCAAAATGGTCCAGGTAATATTTGAGTATATTCGTGGGTTTCTTTAATATGGTATTCTTGCGTAGTTAAATTATTTATCATATTATCAACGGCTCGTTTTAATATTTCTGGGGAAGTAATATCTTCTATCGAAATATTCGAGTCATCTTCGTTATCTACATTTTGTAATAATTTGAGTTTTGTTTTGGTGTTTGGTTTTTTTGGTTTATTTGTTGAACGAATTTTATCATACTCAGCCACTATTTTAGGATTTAATTCAAACTGTTGATGCTCAGAGTTTTGGGCTGATAATTTATAGATGTCTTTTTTAACATCTATTTCATCAACCGATCTCTCTTCCATCATAAATTCTCCATCAGCTTCGTCAAATGTTATTATATAATACTGGGTTAATTCATATGCTTGAAATCCAGGCTTTCTAGATCCATATAATTGCCAACCAGTTGACCCTTTGGTAATTCCTACATCTAAAACGGAATCCCACGTATTAATTAATGGTAACTCCCAAATTTCCGGGATTTTTTCCATTACTTTGTCACGTAACATCATCTGAAGAGTATGTTCCATTTGAAGACCAATAATTATATGAATGCCATCTTTTGTTAATGATTTATCCGCTAACCTATTAACGTTAGGTTTTTCCATAACATAAATAGGAATGCTACATTTATTTGTAAAAACGAAGAATTCCTTAAGTAATTCCAAATACACAGTATTTATTAAATCTTGTACATGTTCTTTTGTATGTTGACGAGTCTCCACAGCATAATTGTATCTGAAATCGAAATCTAATAATATCGGACAATTTGTTTCTAATTGTCTCTCTGTGAGATATTCCATTTTCTTTTTTTCAAATACATGCTCTCCGTATAATTTATAAAATTGTGGGAGATCTTCTCGTGGTATGATGTAAGAAGCGCCATAAATCTGTAATTCCTTATCTGGAATTCGAGTATGTGTCGATGACTTATTTGCTCCATCATTATTATCATTCTTAGCATTATGCTTAGCCAGAAACTCTGGTAAATCTTTATATTGTGTGGTATTATCCATTATTCTTTTTATACTGGTATAATATGTAAATATTTTTCTATTTCATTTTTATTTTAAATATAAAAATCAAATTTTATTGGGCGCTATATTATTTCCATTTTTTTCTTTTTGTGTGAAAATAAAATAAATATTATTATTATTATTATTATGTAAAATAAATATAAAAATATAGTATCATATTTAATAAACAAGAATCGTCAATAATGTCGTCGATACAACAAAATAAAAATGTTATTATTTCTAAGGAAACTATATCTCGATTATTGCGAGATGTTAAAAACATTATTAAAAATCCATTAACGGATAATGGTATTCATTATATTCACGATGAAGAAGACATGTTGAAAGGATATGCACTTATAATAGGACCATCGGATACACCCTATTTTGCCGGAAATTATTTATTCGAATTTCAATATCCTACTGATTATCCACATAGTCCACCAGTAGTTACATATCATACAAATGGTGAAAATATTCGATTTAATCCGAATTTATATTCTAACGGAAAAGTATGTATTTCTGTATTGAATACATGGCGCGGCGAACAATGGACATCGTGTCAAACTATTTCCACACTTTTACTTACTATTTGTACGTTACTATGTAAAAATCCTTTATTAAATGAACCTGGTATTACACAATCACATTATGATTTTAATAATTACACCAAAATAATAGAATATAAAAATATAGATATTGCTATTTTAAAAATTATCAATAAGCGTGATGGTATATATAGACCATTATTTGACAAGTTTTATTCGATTATGAAAGAAACATTTATAAAAAATTCTCCGGATATTATTAAATATTTAGAAACAAAGATAAATGAAAACGAGACACCTGAAAAAGTGTCAACTACAATGTACTCTATGAATATTATGATGGATTATAAAAAATTATTAAAAGATATGAATACAACTATTGTAAAAATGAATTCAAACAAAAATTGAATTAAATAAATAATGTGAAAGTATAATATATACAGTTAGTTAAAGATGCATTTTTGCGGTTCATGTCAAAATATGTATTATATTCGCATTGATGGCGAAGATACAAATAAATTAATATATTATTGTAGAAATTGTGGGGATGAAGATAAAGTAATAAAAGTAGAAAATGTGTCTGTATCAAAAACTCTTCTTAAAAAAGAAGAGCAGAATTTTACACATATTATTAATAAATATACCAAACTTGATCCCACACTACCCCGTGTTAGTAAAATTTTATGCCCGAATCACGAATGTAGTACAAATACGCACGATAATACTGCAAGAGAAATTATATATATAAGGTATGATGATGTTAATATTAAATATGTATATTTATGTTCCACGTGTGATACGGTATGGAAGATGGATGATAATAAATAATCGGTTTGTTAGAGACGTGTTTCGAATATAATAAAATAAAATAAAAATAATTTATTTGTAGTTGTAGTTGTAGTTGTATTTGTAATTGTATTTATATTGGTAATTGTAATTTTTTCAATTTTAATAAAATTGAAACAATTTATTTAAAGTATTCTTTGTGTATAATAAGAAGAAGAAATGGATTTTGAAACCGACGAACCCAAAACATCTGAATACTCGGATGATGATGATAGTGAAAATAATGATGTAGAATCTGAGATTGATTCTGATGAAGAAGAAGAGAAGAATGAGAAAGAAAAAGAGGAAGAAGATGAAGAGGAAGAAGAACAAGAAAAAGAAGATGAAGATGAAGACGACGAAAAAGAGGATGAAGATGAAGAAGAAGATAATGATGATAATGAACAATATGGAGGCGATAATGAAAATCAACCAAATGTAAGTGATGAAGATACTGATGATGACGAAACAGACGATTTATACTTGCAAAAATTCAGTGCGGATGTTAATAAAAATTATATAGCTGATTTCCATCCAGAATGTTTAATTCATAACTACGATGAAATTGTCGCGTTGTCATTAGTTATTCGAGATAATAAAAATAATATTATTGATGATTTACATAAATCCATTCCTTATTTAACAAAATATGAACGAGCTCGTGTATTAGGACAACGTTCAAAACAAATAAATACTGGTGCGAAAACATTTGTAAAGGTCCCTGAAAATGTAATTGATGGGTATTTAATTGCCGAAATGGAATTGAATCAAAAGAGAATTCCGTTTATTATTAGACGACCTATTCCTGGAGGTGGATGTGAATATTGGAATTTAAAAGATCTCGAAATTATTTGTTTCTAAAAAACTACAAAATATAACATCATAAAAATATAAAACTATGGAAGGATTCTCATCTAATAATTCCAAGCCCAACAAAAATAAGAGATCTCATCATTTTTACTTTCAGTTTGCGCAATCATAGCTAATATTTGGGTACGTTGTTCAGCTATTTCTGCTGCTTGGTCTACAATATTATTTTTTTGTTTTTCAATGGCGACGGTTTGTTCATCAATAACCTTTCTTTGATCGGTTATATTTTGATTCACTAATTCTGTAATTAATTCAGTATTTTCATAATTTAATGACGATGGTATAGATGATTCTAAATATTTTATATCCATAACTTGATTTATTAAACATTGTTGACGATGAATCATAAATTCTTTTTCAGATTTACAACATATCTCACATAAATTACATTGAATGGTAGATTTTGACTCAGATCTAGCCATTTATTAATTTATTAATTTATGAGATATCAAAATATATTTTATATATTGTTTATACGCATTATTTGTTATATTATATGTTTGTTTGTAAAAATATATAATAACAATCGTTCATATAATAACAATAACAAGTTCAAATAGTTATGAAAATCGCACTATGTTTCATAATCAGTTACGATCAAATATTACATAAAGAAAAATTATGGCAAGATTGGATTTTACCAAATCAAGATATTATCAATGTGTATTTTCATTATACCAATTATTCTACCATTTCTTCTGAATGGATTAAAAAACACGCAATACCTCAAAAATATATTGTAAATACGACATATTATCATATTGTGCCCGCATACATATCATTATTATTATTTGGATTAAAACACGATCCCGAGAATCATTGGTTTTGTTTTTTAACCGATGCGTGTTGTCCATTTGTTTCTCCGCTCAAATTTCGCGAAATGTTTTTAGAAAATTACAAATATAGTATTATGAGTTGGAAACCTGCTTGGTGGAATATACACGTTAAAAATAGAGCAAATCTCAAACAGCTGACAAATGAATATCATTTGGCAAACGATCCGTGGTTTATATTGAAAAAAGAAGACGCGTTTAAATGTGTGAATTATTCATTTGTAAATAAAAAAATATATGATATGATTTGTAGCGGAATTATTGCGAATGAAAGTATTTTTGCTATTATTTTACATAGTTTTAAAATGCTTAAAAATGTTAAAAATGAAGTTACACACGCGGTCGATTGGTCTAGGATGCGCGGTCCAAATAGTCCGCACGTATTCAAAGATGGGAATGAAACGGATACTTCTTTTTTAGAACAGTTTTCCAATAAAAATAAGTATTCGATGTTTTTACGTAAAGTAGATAAATCGTTTCCAGATAATTTGTTGGTGAAATATATTACGGATGTTTTTGATGATCCGCTCACCATAAATAGAAGACAAAATATACGAAATATGGAAATGCGTCTGTTTTTTATGAAATATCGTGGGGGTTTATTATTTGGATTTTTTATATTTTTTTATTTTATATATTCTTATATATAAATGTCCGATTTTATGAATAACTATTTTGGTCCTTTAGACAAGAAGGCTTGTATGTTTTTTTACATTTTATCCATTATATTTGCGTTATTTTTCTTAATAACCATTGTAACTGTTATTAGAAGTGGAATAACACGATACAATAAAAATACATTAAATTTTATGTTTGTTTTTAGTTCTTTCTACCTTCTAGTTGCTTCCTATTTTGCTTACTTTGAGTTCCGATTATTAAATACGATGTGTGTGAATAGTGTTTTGTAAAAACATTTATTTTATATAATTTATAACTATTGTAAAAATTATATAAAAATAATTTAATATATTACCATAATGAATAACGAAGAATATATTAAGATAATACAATTATTACAGGAAGAAAATGAAAAATTAAAAAATGACTTATATGAAACAAAAGAACATCTAAAAAAATATACTGCCCCTGCCTACAAAAAAATATATTATGAAAATAATAAAGAAGAAATAAAACAAAAGGTAAAAGAATATAAGGAGAAAAATAATTGTGTTGTTTCAAAAGATGTCATTAAAGAGCGTAATAAAAAAGCATATCAAAAGAAAAAAGAAAAAATGGAAAAAGCAAAATTAGAAAACGAAAATATGTAGGAATCAATAGTTTCTGAGAAAAGAACTTAGAATTATTTTTCTTTTGTATATATAAGAATATGCCACATAAAAAATGCACTGATGTAGATTGCTTGTTAACGGCTTCTTTTGGATATTTTGGTAAAGGAACCAAATATTGTTCTAAACATAAAGAGGTCGATATGATAAATTTAGTGTGTAAATTATGTCATTGTGGTAAGGCTCGTCCTTGTTTTAACATTGAAGGGTTATCTGCGAATTTTTGTATAGAATGTAAAACAGATGATATGATAAATGTAAATGATAAAAAATGTTTTTGTGGAAGGGTAAAACCTTGTTTTAATTTTGATGGACTTAAAGCAGGATATTGTGCTCAATGTAAAACTGTTGGTATGATAAATGTAAGAGATAACAAATGTAAATGTGGTACTGTACCACATTTTAATTATAAAGGGTTAAAACCAGAATATTGTTCAAAATGTAAACTTGATGATATGATCGATATGGTTCATAAAAAATGTTGTATTTGTCAACAAGTTCAAGCTTGTTTTAATTATGAAGGATTATCTGCCGAATATTGTGCAAAATGTAAGAAAGAAAATATGATTGATGTTGTCACACAATATAATTGTTTTTGTGGAAAATCTAGAGCTCATTTTAACTATGCAGATCAAAAACCAAAATATTGTTCCGATTGTAAATTAGATGATATGATAAATATTAAAAATAAATGTAAAAATAAAGGTTGTTACTCGTGTGGAAGCTTTAAATATAATTATTATTGTACTCCGTGTTTTTCACATTTATTTCCAACTGATATTTTAACTTTACAAATTAGAATAAAAACAAAGGAAATTATTGTCCGTGATTATATAAATTCTTGTTTTGATGGATTTCAACACGATATTCCATTATGGACTGGTAATTGCGATTGTTCCCATCGTAGAAGAATTGACCATAGAAAAATGATAGGAAATACATTGTTATGTATTGAGACAGATGAGTTTCAACATCATCGTTATAATAAATCTGACGAAGAAAATCGGTATGATGATTTATATATGGCACATGGTGGAAAATTATTGTTTATTCGGTTCAATCCAGATAAGTATCGAAATAAAAATAATCAAATTAGAAATCCGAAATTAGATTTACGATTATCTAAATTACAAGAAGAAATTTCTAAACAAATTTATCGCATTGAACACGAAGAGAATACCGAATTATTAGAAATTATATATTTATTTTATAATGAATGTTAACATTTCCATCTGTTGCCACAATCTATACAGTTCACAAATACAGTCATACTCTCGTCAGCTGAGCGCGTTTGCATTTCATAATACGTACACTTTTTAGATTTACATTTGCGACATGTAAAAGTATCAGTTGATGCTTCCACTTGTGTATCATATTTACTTTTATCTCGCTTTATTTTTGCTTGAATATGTGCATCCCATTTTTCTGGTTTCATTTCCTGGTGTGTCATAAACGCAACATCGTTCGCTTTCAACGTTCCGTCTTTTATTTCGTCGAGTAATTTTTTACAATTTGTTATATTTAAATAGATGCTTCGAAGACGGTCAGTATAAAGCTGAATGAAATGAGGATTGTCCCATTTTTTCACGACTTTCAGAGTGGTTGCTTCTTTCACAGAATAATTATAAACACCTTTTTCCAAATTAATACTTTTTTTTTCATTTTCGAGCAATATATTAATCTTTGCTCGAATATTATTTCTAAAATTATCAGGGTTTTCAATCTTATGCATTGTGTATTAGATATAAATAAAACATAATATTTATATCTTAATCAATTTTATTTGTTATTTTTTAGGCCTTTTTTTTATCGACATCATCATCATCATCATCATCATCATCGCTACTGGACTCATATTCTTCTTCACTTAATTCAGAACCGATATCTTCTAGTTCCAATTCGTCATCATCATCATCATTCTCATCGGTATCTCCACTATCTTCCATCTCATCACTACTATCGTATTCGCCACTATCTTCATCACCACTCTCACTATCCACAACAAATCCGTCTTTCAAATAACCATCCTTTGTCTTCTTTTCAGCAGGAATATTATCTAATTCATCCAATTCATTTTCATCTTCTGCGTATGTAGCAGACAAATCTTCAAATCCGCCAAACAATTTTTCATACATTTTTTCCCAATGTTCTAATGATAAAGAAACGGAAATGAAGTTACCATTGTCCAACTTTTGGCTACACACCAGCGCACAATTCCCAAAAAACAAGGTGGAATCGACGGGAGGAGGAAAATCATATTTATTTTCAGTATTCGCCTTTCCTTCTGTCTTTGCAAAAACGCTTACAATATATTTTTTCCCGTCTAGTTTAATACCCCATTCGTGTTGTTTACTAAACCCATCGGCCTTTTTAAATCCACATTTTTTATATAATTCATCTTCTTTATAATCTTTTACAGTAAGAGATTTTAAAGAACCATTTTTTTCTACAATAACTATTCCTACAGTTTGTGTTGTTTCGATTGTTGTCATTATCTTTTTGGTGATTATAATTAAATAATTAATGAATAGGTTTAAATAGTTTCACATAATATAATTATTTAGGATCAACCATAATGAAAATATATATAGACGATTATCATCCAAAAGAGTTATTGAAAAAAATGGATAAATTAGACGAATATTTTAAAAAACAATATAATTATATTGAATTAGTATCTCCCTCTTCTGGAATATTCCATATAGAAAATAAAAAGGTCTATAAACTTAAGGCGATTGATAAACCTATAGCGAAATTAGATAAATATTATAATGGAAAACATTTGTTACTCGATAATAGTATATATGAGAAAGAACAAGTATATTCACAAATGCCGTATGACCATACGAGTATTAATATGACTACGTTTCATTATTGCGACGGAACTGATTCTAAAATATATTTGATTGTGGAAGGTATTTACGAAAATAAAAATAAAAATATCACAATAAACACCACGACAAGTAATTTGAAAGACAAATATTATAATTTTATTCCGACGAATTTTTATTTTTTGACAAATGAAGATTTAGATAATATGTTGGTTAAAAAAGAACTTAATGAGTTTTTATCACTGTTAATCTAATATAATAATAATATATGTTGTTTTGGACATTTCAAATTACACTCATTTCTATAATATTGATTTTTTTAGTCCATCATTTAATTTCATTTTTTAAAACTACTCTAACTGTCCCTAAAATTAAGGATTTAATAAATGTTCCTGCACAAAAATATGAAAGCATGTTTCAAACTATTTCTCATTCTTCTTCTTCTTCTTCTTCTAATAACCCATATGATTTTTCAAAGGATTACACTGGTGATGCTAGCACAAATATAAATTTGAAACCAGATACATCTGTAATGAAAAATGAACTAAAAAATTTTTTAAAGAATCAACTTAAGGGAGAAACATCGAATAAACCATCGTCACAAAATAATTATACTGATATATCGACGTTAGATTCATTTTCTAGTGGAAATTATTCGGCTTTCTAAGGCAATCATTCGACTACCGTCTACTGAGTTTGTAAAAAATACAATTTGAAACAATGATATAAAGATTTACCAAAATAAATATATAATAGAACAAAAAATGTTGTCTGAAACCGACCGAAATAATTTATTGAAGGATTTTCCGAATGTGGAACTTTCTTATGAAACGATTGTACATAAGAAAGTTTATAACTCTGATTTTATATTAGCTATCCCAGAAGGTAAAAAATATTTCGCTTGGTTTACCACTTTTAAAACACAAAACGTGTGTATAATGTTGGAAACAAATGACAATAAGAAAATATGTCGTGTTGAAATTGCAAATGTATGTTTTCACGATGAATTGTCATACGGAACTATTGTATATGGGACAATGTTTAAATACGACAATACGAAATGTTTTAGTGTAGAGGATATTTACTATTATAAAGGGAAAAATATATCAACACATTCCTATGTGAATAAACTCACTATTTTTAAAAATATGTTCTCTTCTGAAATCAAACAAATATCCTATTTTGATAATAATATCATATTTGGCTTACCATTAATAAGTAATTCGTTTGACGAAATCGTAAGAAATGTAGATTTATTGCCATATAAAATAAAGTATATTCAATCTAGATTTTTAAATAGAAAAAGTGATTCTAGTGTTATTAACATGACATATGTAAAATCAACCAATTATTCACAACCACAACAACAATCCCAACAACATTCTTCCCATCAATATGGTTGTAAAATTGATACTAAGAGAGAAATAGTATTTAAGGTAACCCCCGATATCCAAAACGATATATATAATTTATGTTATTACGATAACAAATCATCTGATAATTTATACGATGTTGCGTATATTCCAGACTATAAAACGAGTGTGATGATGAATAAGTTATTTAGAAATATCAAGGAAAATGCGAATTTGGATGCTCTTGAAGAAAGTGATGATGAAGCCGAGTTTGAAAATGAAAGTCCTGACAAGTTCGTTCATTTAGACAGGTCGTATAATATGACGTGCGTATACAATTTAAAATTTAGAAAATGGACACCAGTGCGTGTAGCACCAAAAGGGGAACGCATTATAACGAAAAATATATTGTATTGTAATTAATAATATTTATTATATTTTCTATATATTATATAATGCCAAAAAGTAAAAAATCGAGATTAACTACATCTAAAAAAAGTAAAACAGCAAAGCGAAGCCCCTGGGCAGAACATCTACACAAATGTATGGATAAATATAACATTACATACAAACAAGCACAAAGTGATGGTAAATGTCGCAACTTATATTATTTAGGGCACGAATAAACCTCCGATAATATCAAATTATAAATATATTATATATGCATATAATATATAAATACTAATATGGCATCCATGACAACATCCTCTCTTTGGTCTCCCTTTCAATTCAATAATGTTTCTACTCCATTAAGTAATATAAATTCGAATCTGGTAAATACCACAAATTCTAATTATCCTGGCAATTTTAGTAGTAATGAAACGAATCGACAATATGGTATGAGTGGAGTTTCTAGTAATGTTACTGCGGCAAATAGTTCTATAATGAAAGGAGGTAAACCCAGAAAAACTCTTCGCCGAAAAATAAAAAATATAGTGAATAAGTATAAGAAGATGCGTTATGGAAGGAAAAGTAGAAAAATCACATTAAGGCGATTAAAGAAGAGATTTTCTTCCATTTCAAGACGTGGGAAAAGTAAGAAGTCTGTATCAAGAAGAAGCAAAAGACAACGAGGAGGTACCGGATACCACCAATATATGGGAAATGTGCCAAGTACTCCTACTTACTCCACGGGCGGAATATTACCAGCAAATGAGTCAGCTTTAGCAAACCCTGTCCCTTTTAAACAGTTAAGCAATTGCACAAATTGTGTTGATAATTACAATCATAACACAAATAATGGATACCAATTATGGTAATTATATTTCTTCTATCTCTTCCTCCACTACCTCCACTACCTTTTTCTTGATTTTAATCAAACACTTTCCAGAAGAACTACAATCCTCCTCCACCTTTTTAGACGAAATATGTCTCCAAAACCTTGTATCAGGGTCATAATTCGCAATAGATGTTTGGATTATTTTATAATTTTGTTTTTTATAAAATGATTTCCGTTTGGTCCATTGATTTTTAAATAATTGATGTTCATCAATAATATCTACTACAACTGGACTACCGTGTTTTTCACGTAAAATACGACCCACCGCTTGTTCAATATCCGTTTTAGGGGTAGCCATAATAAGAGTTGTCAATGTTTTAATATCTAGTGCTTCTGCTGCCATAGAATATGTAGCGATGATTACTTTTTTAGATTCACTTTCTTTTAATGCGGATTCTTTCATACCTCCCACATAATATCCAACTGTAGCAATATTTCTAGTGTGAATCGCATCATAAAAATATTTTAACAAACACCGATTGTGAGCCAATATCATTATTTGTTGATTTTCATTTTCTTTCAACATATCTATTAGAACACTTAGAATAAATTCACTTCGATGATTATACGCACATAATTTTGAAATCATTGTGCTGTACATAACATTTCCACGATAATCTGTTGCTATTTTTTTAAATTCTTCGTCATTACCAATATAATCGATTGCTCTAACAATTACGTTATGTTCTTCTTCTCTCTTACCCTTATAAACAACATCTCCGATAAACATTTTAAACACCTTTGTCGTCCCATCTTTTCGATTCATCGTTGCAGATAACCCAAGCATATATTTTGTTACCAATTTAAATAGAGCGCACGAAAAAACCTCACTTGAAATGTGATGTACTTCATCTATAATGGTTAATCCAAAACTATCGAATGTTTTTTCGTGATACTCTTTCATTGATAATGATTGGAGCATCCCAATGACAATATCCTTATTATCAATATCAATAATCTGTCCTTGAATTTTACCCACACGAGCCTCTGGTAGAAATTGTGATATCCGTTCAATCCATTGATTCATTAAAAATTCTTTATGAACAATAATCAATGTTTTCTTTTTTAGTTGTGCGCATATATATAACGCCAAACACGTTTTGCCAAATGCGCACGGTAATTCTAGCAGACCACCACCTCCTCCGACTTTATCCTTATTGACATAATCAAGATATGTTTTTGTTACTGGAATTTGGTTACTTCTCAAATCCCCAGCGAAATTAAGCACAATATCAGTACCTTCCGATATTTTTATATTTTTAGGAGGACCGAAATGTTCTTCTCCGAAATATCGTGGAACATAAAATTTATTGTCAGATTCTCGATACACTGGAAATGTATTTGTTTGACTGGATGATGGACCAAATGAACCTTGTGTAAATGGTTTAGCAGTAAGTTCCTTTTTTAAAAAGTTTTGTTGTTCATATGTCAATTCTTTTTTATATATAGTATATCCTTTTTGACCCAAATATGTGTTTAGCGTTTGTGTATTCATATTTATATTCATAATTGTTCTTATTATCAATATATAGATTTATGTATATTAATTTAGTATATTATGTTTATATAGTTTCAATATTGTGTTTTTCATTTTCATTTTTAAATATTTCTACTAGAATAAAATCTACTATTATGATATATGGATAGTTTTTCAGCTTTATTTAAAAAGGAAAATATGGGACAAGTAATTCTATGTATTCTTTTTATTATTTATTTGATTATGGGTTATAGAATGCCTGACTCGATAGCAAATGTAATAGATACAAGTTTTGGAAAGATTTTAGTTGTTATTATGGCACTTATGTTATTTTCCTATGCGAATCCTATTTTAGGTGTTCTTGGATTTTTTGTTGCGTTCGATTTAATTAGTAAATCATCCGTTACAACTGGGTCATATGCTCTTGAAAGATATATGCCTACTGAAACAAAAAAATCGAGCAATTTGAGTGCAATGAATCAATTCCCATATACTTTAGAACAAGAAGTGGTCAATAAAATGGCTCCTGTTAAGAGAACCGAAGATACACAATCCCCTTCTACGTTTTCTCCTATATTAGATAATTTATATGATGCAGCACCTATTGGTTATACTGGTGTGGTTTAAAAATAGATTTGGATTTGAATTTTTATAAAAATATATTTGATTTTTATAAAAATATTTATTTATGTGTCGTAGAAGACGGAATAATTCCATTATCTGATGTAAAATGAGTAATTAATTTATGAATTATCATTAATATTATTACAAAAATAATAGATGAACATAATATTATAAATATTGGATTGTTTAAAATCTCAAGCATATAACTTCCTACATCATATGATACAGGAGATTTTATATTTACATTCATTTCGATCTCTTCTTCAGATGAATTTGTTGGTTGACAATCTATGTATATGCTTCCGTCACCGACATTACTACTAGATGGGCCGTCTGGATTTGAAAATAATGATGGTCCACTCGGAAATGTTTGAGAATTCAGTTTAATACATTTTTTTAATGTTTCCAAAGATGTTTTGTCGACGGATATTGCGTATTGAATACCGTATACAATAACATCCGATTTATTACCGTCAGTTGTATACGAATAGTATGGTTTCATTGGAACAACATCATTCAAGGTAAAATCTTTGATTCCTTGTGTTGTACTAGTCCCTTGAGATGGTGCATTACTTGAAACAGCTTTAATTATATCTGTCATTATTTGTGACCCATCAGTAGTTGAACCGGTTGTATTTATAGGAATACATACAAGTAATGAATTTCCACCATTTATAGGGGTATGTGAAATAAGTATTTCAGCATCCGCTTTAGCATTATTGAATAAATGTAATGAAGGTGAATATATTTGTATTGATCCTACATTGTATTTTGCAGTATTATATGTTATTTGAGGTGTAGAAGATGCTTCATATGTTAATTGAATGTATTGTCCATAATTAGTTGCTGTACTCTTGCTTGTATTATAATTGAAAGAATATGCGCATTTTAAATTGCACTTTCCTGTAATATTTTGTGGGGATATATTCATTATTATATATATATAAATAAAATATATTTTTATGTATATATGGGTATGAAATTATCTAAAGGTAAAATATCAAAAGCTATTCATAAAAATAAACAATCCTTGAAAAAATTTAAAAATAATGGAAGAAAAAATCATAAATCTAAAACATTTAGAAAAAGACACGGTGTAAATCTTGATAGAGCTACTTTGAAAAATTATAAATCTTTAATAGGTGGCGCACCAGAAAAAGAAAAGAAAGAAGAAAAACAAGATGACATCCGTGTAAAAGAAGACTTAGGAAAAGAGGTTGTATCAGATATAAATATTGCAAAAATAGATGAACCGGTAAAACCTCTAGAAGTTGTATCAGAAACGAAAAAATCCGTGGAAGAATTAGCACCAGAAATAACAAAACCAGAAGAAATAACAAAACCAGAAGAAATAGTAAAACCAGAAGAAATAACAAAACCAGAAGAAATAGTAAAACCAGAAGAAATAACAAAACCAGAAGAAATAACAAAACCGGAAGAAATACCAAAACCAGAAGAAATACCAAAACCAGAAGAAATAACAAAACCAGAAGAAATAATCACACCAGAAGAAATAACAAAACCGGAAGAAATAACAAAACCAGAAGAAATGACAAAACCAGAAGAAATAATCACATCAGAAGAAATGACAAAACCAGAAGAAATGACAAAACCAGAAGAAATACCCGAATCATCGCCACAAGCATTAGCACCACAAGCACCACAAGCATTAGCACCACAAGCACCACAAGATATAGAAAAAACTGTCACACCAGAACAACCTGTAGTAGAAGCAATAGCGGTAGCTCCGAATCAAACATCATCCGTTGTAGTAGAATCTATTGACAAATTAGCAGATTATATAGCAGAAAGAATAAAACAAAAACTACAAGAACATTCCGATAATGATCCATTTACTAGGGTAACGATAGCTAACGCAGATATTTCACAATAATAAAAAAACATTATATTTATTTTACTAAATAAAAGGTAAATATTTTATCGTATCAGTATCATATGACGTCACTTTAAATGCTTGATTATAACCCTCTACATAAATTGTATCTCCATTATACAATTTATCACAACCATATTCATTCGTACAACTTTTCCCATTTTTTACAACAGGTAATTTAATACTATTGTTCTGATCACTTAATGTATAATATTGCCACTTATCACGGTTTACAAATAATGGTCGCCCCATTAATGGTAATATTTTGTTCACTCCATTAAGTGGTGTTAAAATTCCAACTTGTCTATAGCTCGTATCAACCGCACCAACATTGGTTGATATATTGATAGGAATTCGTCCAGGAGGAATATTCATCATTTCTGGAATCAAATATCGTTCGTCATTTAATGGTGGTGCGTATGGATTCATTAATACGTCGTGAGGTAAATTATTATACGCATAATTTGGTCGGGTAAAATAACTAAAAATTCCTCCATTTCCACTTGTATTTGATTGATTATTTCGTTCTCGTTCTCGCTCTTTAATTATAATTTTTTCACGTGTATTGTTGTTATTATTATTATTGTTATGTGAATTCATCTGTTTAAATAAACTGGAATAAAACAAATAAATAACAATACATATTATAATTATTATAAAACCCATCGTTATATTTTCAACACATATCACTCCAGGAGGACATTTTTTATGATACACCATTATTATATATTTACAAAGATTTTATAAATATATAATTGTATTTTTTTACTTTATTTTACTTTACTTTACTTGGAAACACCAAAACTTTTTGCCATTGATGTTATATCACCCAAATTTTTAAGATCAAACCCCTTTAATAATTCCTTTGCTTGTCCTAATAAAGGAGTCATACTTTTCATTGCTTCGGCTAATTGCATTTGTTGTCCCATTAGTTTCTGAGTATCACCTGTTAACTTTTTTATTCCATCACCTCCTAAAATTTTATTCAAATCATCATATGCGTTCTCTACAGTTGACGCATAATCAATTCTATTATTTTTTTTATACATTGTGGTCATCCCGGATTTTGGGGTATTATCTAAATCTTCGGAGCCTTCTGGTGTAGAATCAATTGGTTCCACTACATCTGATCCATCAATAATTTGATGGTCTATTTTTTTAGGAGGTGCTACTTTTTTAACAGGCGCTTTTTTATTTGATTCTTCCTTTTCTTCTCCTTTTTCTCCTTCTCCTTTTTCTAATTTGGGTTCTGGTTCCTTTTTATCGTTATTTGTAAGACCTTCCCTAATATGATTTCCTGCCATTAAAAAACTAATGATTAACAATGGTACTGCTAGTATAATTATCATATTTTTACTAAACATTGAAACCAAATACGCAATTAATATAAACGCAATAACTGATTTTGTTTTACCTGTCATAATATATCCCAAAACATTTGATACTGCTAAAAAGAAAACAATGTATAATACATACTTATTTTCTAATAAATTTGTTAGAGATCGTGGAATCTTCATTTATATTTATATATGTATATAAATATTTTTAAAAAAATTGAAAATTATATATTATTATTCGATTTGTGTAAAATAATAACATGTCAGATATCGGACACAGTAGTAAAATGAATAATTATAATTTGGTTGTATGTGAACTACATAATAGCCTAATACACGGATTTGATAATAATAGTGACCCACATATTCGTGGTCATTATTTATGCACACATATATGTCGCGGCAATCAATTTAAAAATGTAAATAATTCAGAAAATAAAAAATCTTGTATTGATGATGTTATTAAAACAAGTAAAAAAGGCTATAATCAATTACTTTCTTCTAATAGTTCTCTACTAAAACATTCCTTTATTCGAAATTATAAAAAAATTATTTCGAATAAAAATTATATCCAACCACATATTGCTAAGATTGTCTATTTACAAGGAGATGAATGTGTAGCAATATTAAAAACATTTTGGTTAAAATGTGTTCAACGTTCGTGGAAGCGTGTTTTTAAACAACGAAACGAAATGAGAAAGTTACGAAAGCAAACATCTTCTATTTTGTATAAAGAAAATCATAATACTTGGCCGGATGATTGCTACCAATTGCCTTCTATTTATAAAATGTTTTGGAGCGAGTTGAAGTCTTAGGTGGATTTCTAATATGATGTTCTTCTTCCTCTACTACTCCTTCCTCTACTGCTTCTTCGCGAGCTACTTCTTCGCAAGCTACTTCTATTTGCGCTGCTTCTTCTATTTGCGTATTTTGCATAATATCCACCTTTTTGAGATTTATTTCTCTTTGATTTTTTATTTCCACTTCTTTTTCTTTTTGTTAATTTTCCACCTCTCCTTCCATTGTTGTTGAAACTAACATTATTTCCAGACATTTGAAGGGGGGCAGAAGAACTCGACCCTTGTGATCCTCGATTTAATTGTGGAGCATTTTGGGGGACAAGTCTTCTAGGACCACCAAGACCAGTGCCAGGACCACTAGGAAAAAGAGGAGGAAAAGGAGGAACACCAACACCCCCCACACCACTACCAGGAAGAGGAGGAAGAGGAGGAGGAATTGGAAGACCACCGCCAGGAGGACCAGGACCAGGAGGAGGAGGAAGACCAGGACCAGGACCAAGAGGAAGAGGAGGAAGACCACCGCCACCAGCAGCAGGAGCATTCGCCTCAGCTAATATTGCGTCTAATTCCTGTTGTAACGCATCTAAATCACGTTGTAACTGTAATATAGTTGCATCATTTTCAGTTGATAATGTTGTGTATGATGTAGTTGTTTCGGTTAATCCAGTATTAATTAAATCTATTTGTGTCATTATATTATCTCTTTCGGTATTACGACCAGCAATAGATTGTCGTATTTGTTCTAATTCTTGAGTCAACCCATCTCTTTCAGCACGCATCATATCATTATTTAAACCACCTTCACGAATTTGTCTTTCTAAATCGGCGGCTCTCTCTGTAAGTGCCCTAATCTGGTCTACTGACGCTGCGTGTTGTGCGGTAAGCGCGTCTAATTGACCTTGTAACGCATCCCTCTGCGCGAGTACAGGTCCAACTGCGTTTCTAAACTCATTCATTTTAGCTCTAATTTGTGCTGCAACAGCACGCATTGCTGTTATCTGGGCTAAAACGCGGTCTCTAAATGCTTGATTTATACCAGTAGTTGCCTGAATTTGGGTATTTAACGCTGTCAATCTTGGAGCTATACCATTAATTAAATTATTTTGTGCATCAGTAAATAATGGACCGCGAGGAGCTTGAGGTGCTGCCATAATTATTTATATATTACAGATATATTAATTTTACATTTTCATAACTTCACTCAATTCTTGTTTAATTTTACCCATTTCACTTAATATATTATTTTGTTCCGCTTTTGTATCTTGAATATCTTTGTCCGTTAATTTTCCACTCACCATTATATCACCAATATATTGATTCAAAATATCCATCGCTCGAATTTGATCTTGTTTTTGTTTCACTATATAATTATTGTATAGTTGATAGTCATTTTTAATTCCTTCTAAAAACTGATTTTGTTTAATAGATTCTTCTAAATTTTTTCTTTTTTCTAACAACAATGTTCTTTTTGAACTTATTTGTGCTTCAATTTGATCCAAATAATTGTCTCGCTCTGATAAAGTAATCTTATATAAATCCATTATTACTCTATAAATTTATTATATTTTTATTATGTTTTTTGATTTATGTTTTTTTGATTTATGTTTTTTTGATTTATGTTTTTTTGATTTATGTTTTTTGGTTCAGTTTAAAATCTTCATCTTATATATATTTAGAATGTCGTCAACTGTTTTAGATCCGTTATTAACACCAGATGATAATAGGTACGTAATGTTTCCAATCCAAGATCAAGATATATGGAAGATGTATAAAACGCAAGTTGATTGTTTTTGGCGCGCGGAAGAAATCGATTTGACGAAAGATTTTGCGCATTGGGAGACATTGTCACAAGACGAACAATATTTTATTTCTATGATTTTGGCGTTTTTTGCTGCAAGTGATGGAATTGTTCTTGAAAACTTGGCGATGCGATTTATGAGCGATGTTCAACTGTCGGAAGCAAGGGCATTTTATGGGTTCCAAATTGCGATGGAAAATGTGCACTCGGAAGTTTATAGTCTACTGATTGAAACTTATATAAAAAACACGGAAGAAAAACATAATCTTTTTCACGCCATTGAAAAATTTGCGTGTATTAAAAAGAAATCGGAATGGGCACAAAAATGGATTAATGATAAACAAAGTAATTTCGCCACACGGCTTATTGCGTTTGCGTGTATCGAAGGTATATTTTTTTCGGGTGCGTTTTGCTCTATTTATTGGTTGAAAAAACGGGGTCTAATGCCAGGACTCACATTTTCAAATGAACTTATCTCTCGTGATGAAGCGTTGCATACTGAATTTGCTATTCTATTATATAAAAAATTATTAGAAAGAGTGAGTAAGGAAAAGGTATATGAAATCATTAAAGACGCGGTTGAAATTGAAACGGAATTTATTTGTGATGCGCTTCCGTGTCGTCTTATTGGTATGAATTCCGTTATGATGACGCAATATATTCAATTTGTTGCAGATAGATTGTCGGTCCAGTTGGGTTATGATAAAATATATGGCGTGTCAAATTGTTTTGACTGGATGGAACTTATATCTATACAACAAAAGACGAATTTTTTTGAAAGTAAAGTAAGCGATTATGCGCTTGCAGATAAAACCATTGCAGAAGATACATTTGATTTTAATGCCGAGTTCTAAATATCACACCCTAAATA